ATTATTAAATGCTGCAAAGATTGATATTATTAATATTATTAATACTGCAGCAGAGGCTTATGTTTTAAAATTGAAAGAAGACTCCACTGTTATCTAACTTATTTCGTTCCCCTCTTTTTAGAGGGGATTTTTTTTATTTGATTTTTTTTGAAAAATTTGATATAATTATAATAGAAAATAGTAAAGGAGGTTTGTCATGATGGCGATACTTTTATCCTTTTTTGTAATAGGTTTTATATTATTATTCACCATTGAGGATTAAGAAAGGAAGTAGAAGAATGAAAATAAGTCCGTTCACAGAACAGTTTGAGAGGACGAGAAAAGAACGGTTTAATGAAGGATGCTGGTATTGCGGATTTAGTGATGGGTTAATTTATCTATCAATCCCACCAAAAAAGAAGTGTGTCCTTACGGGAAAATATAAAAATGAGAAAGATGTTTGTGATTGTAAGGAGTTGGTGGATAAATGGGATGCAGATGAGTGGTTGGAGCGCTTGTTTGGATAAGAAAGGAAGTAGAACAATGAATGAAATGGATAAACTGGAACAAATGCTGAAGGAAAATAATATTCCTTATGAAGTGGCTGTAAATAATTACAGTGGTATGAAACAAATTTGGTATCCGAATAAAGAAGAAGCCATCTCTGATGCAATTTGTCATAACGGTAGTTATGGTTTTAAAGAGGGTTTGTTGGAAATTATGGGGTTAACCTTGAACAATGATACTGTTGAAGGGTGGTTAACCGCAGAAGAAGTTTGTTATAGGTGGGCAATACATTATAGAATAGTAAGAAATCTTAAGGAGGATTAATATGGGACTGGAAGATAAGTATATTCCTATAAAAGAGGTAAAATATAAAGATAAAAAAATTGTTTTACCAAGAACGGTGTATATTAAAGAATCATACACAAAAGGACAAGATAAGGATAGAGTAATAAAGGGTGTGTTTGATCAATTAATAAAAGACCCTGAACTTTTATTTAGACTTATGGAATGTATGTGTGCTTCGAAAGAAAAACTACTTGTACCTATATCTATAAATGGCTATGATGATACCGTATGGAGAGGATATATAAAGGAGGATTAAGTATGCAGATAACTCTTAATGTAGACAGCGCGGCGCTAGAGAAGATTGTAAATGAAGGATTAAAAGAATTGGATACAAAAGAAATAGAGAACATTTGCAAAGACACTTTAGTCGTCTATTTCACCAATCCTGAAGTTTTGGATAAATTGTTAATAAAAAATTCCTCGTATGGTCAGAAAGAATTAACTTATTTTGCTGAATCACTTATAAAAAAAGTTTTTGAAAAAGATGACGAATGGAAGATTAAGATTAAAGAAAGCGTTTTTAATTATTTAACAAATAATTACATGGAATTAGTAAATGAAGCCATTGCAAAAGCTGTGGCATCAGCGATATTTGGATATGATTTTAGACAACACGTAATTAGTACAATAATGACTTCTGATTTTTTAAGGGATAGATAGAATGATTCTTTTATTAAAGGAGAAATAAATGCTTGATATATTAATAAAAATTTTGTTCGTCGAATTCGCTATATTTATGGGATTACTTCTTAGTGCAGCCATTTTTCTGGGAGGAGCTACAGTTATAGACTGCTGGAAATCAAATCATAGAATAAAGAAAAAAAGATAGGAGTGAATAGTTTGATTCTTTACTTTGAAGATAATAAAGGTGACAGAAGAGAGATCGGACGGCCGCCCTCTACAGAAGAAGCTTTTAAAATAATTAATAATTTTCTAGAAGAGCATAACTATAAATCATATTACACAAGAATTTGGACACAGAATGGAGAAACCTACTACGATGTAGGATCATGGTCAGAGTTTTTTGTATCTGTAGAAGAATAACATAAATAATGTCGAGAGAAGAAGGAAAAACAATTTGATTTTTTCTTCTTTTTTTTATATAATATATATAGAAAGAGTGAAAGGAGAGTTAGAAATGCCAAGAGAAAGCAAAAACAAAAGGTTTCTTGAAATTTTAGAGGAAGTCTTTAATGATTGTCCTGACTACATCTTTATGGAATGTGATTGTTCTGATTGCGTAGAGTGCGGGAAAGCAGTCTTCTACGCAAAAGAAAAATATATTGACGAAAGAAAACAAGAAGAAGAGATGTATGATGCGGCTGTGCATTATTATATGACAGGCGAGGATATATTCAAGAAAAAGGAGGAATCGTAATGAGTTCATATGTTCATTTCTTTGTTAGAAAAGATAATGTTTTTTGTCCCATTGGAACTTTCACTAGAAATTCGGGATATTACCAGGCTTTTTGCCACTATTTACCCTATGAAAAGTGTAGAGCGATTCCCTCTGATTTATTAATCACTATTAGAGGTGAGATAAAAAACGGTATAAAAGAAAACGAAAAATATATCAAAAATTTAGAGGAATCTAAAAAAGAAGTAAGTAACTTTAATAACTCTGTTGAAGAAAAGATTGAAGCAATTTCAGATTTAGTTAATTCTATTCAGGAAACTGAGGCTGAAAATGAAGAATTAAAAAACGTCTATGCTTTTACCAGATTTCTTGATAATATAATGGAAGAAGCAGTCTTTACTGATACTGGCGCAGATAAATATGTCTATGGTGGAATTGAATGTCCCGAGCCTACTATTGACGATTTAGTAGAATAAGAAAGGAAAAACAATGAGCTTTGAATTAAGATTTTGGAACTCCTATTTAGAAAATGTAATGGTAGAAGGACGGTATAGTCATTATTTTAAAACTTATGAAGAAGCTTGGCGGCGCGCCAACTCTTTAATAGAAGTAGCCTACGGCAGCGGCGCGATAGAATGTACAATTAATAATGATTGTTATCCTATTCTCAATAGCTAAACTGAGCCTCAATATAGAGGCTCTTTTTATTTAGGAAGCAGCTTAAACTTATTTGATTTTTTATAAAAATTTTGATATACTATATATAGAGAATAAAGGAGGAGATTTAAAATGGTTAATCAAATACTAAAAGATATGGACTATTTCTTATTAACAAAGCGAGAAGCACTATTATATAATGTAGCACTATGCACCAAATATCCCTGGTTAGTCCCAAAAGATGTACCTGAGTATGACTACACTTGGAGTATGTTAGATGGGATGCCGATAGGGTGGAGAAAAGCTTTTGGAATGGAAATGTGTGAAGAAATTCAGCAGGTCTATGAAACTTTACCTCCAGAGATAAAAAAAGAGTTTTGTATTTTAGACTTAAAAGAAAAGTTTGGTGAGTTAGTCATTTATTTCTATCCTGTGGTTGATGAAATTGAAAAAATTTCTAGAAAATATGAAAAGCTATCAACTACAGTATGTCAGTTTTGTGGCGCGCCCGCAACCAACGTTAGTCAAGGTTGGATTGGTTACTGGTGTGATGCGCACGCAAGAAAAGATTCTAAACCATTAAAGTAAAGTTGAAAGTTGAAAGGAGAAAATTATGTGGTGGTATGAAGCAATCGTTAAACATTATCATACAGGGAATGATGATTTCAAGGTAGCTACGGATCGTGTAATCGTTCATGCAAGAGATTATACAGGAGCAGTTGCTGCAATTATGGAAGATTATGGTGAAGAACTTCACAGCTTTTTAATTGGCGAAGCAATAGAAGGAGATTTTAGCACTTATACTTGTGATAGATCGCCTGATGATCGTTTTTGCTTCTTAGAAGACTGGAATACTGAGGATATTAAATAGAATTAAGGGAGGGTACTATGGAAGGGAATAGAAAAGAGTTGTCAGTATGGAAAAGGGGATATTTACCTTGGAGACTTTCCACTATTATCCCCAACATAAAAAATTTTTTCAGAAACGTTAAGTATGCTAGACAGCGCGCTGCCTACGGATTCTGTGACGCGGATGTATGGAATTTAGATTACCATTTACTAGTTTTATTTCGTGAAACTTTTTACCATTTAGCAAAGAATCATTATGGTTATCCTTTTTCTTATGATACCTCTGAAGAATGGGAAAAAGCTTTAATTCAAGCCGCAGAAGATTGTCATTTTAGTATATCAGATAATTATACCAATGAATATTGGGATATTTTCTTAGAAAAAAATATGACCACTCAGGATAATCTCTTTAGTTTAATAAGAGAGAGAAATGATGAAATTTATCAATTAGTTGAAGAAAGAAAAGAGCGAGCTTTAAATTGGATTGTACAAAACTTTTCCGATTTATGGGATTGATAAGACATTAAAAAAGAATATTTGTTTCACAGCTATGTATTTTTGGAGAAAACTATGTTTGATATATTTTTAATTATTTATTTTTGTTTTGTGCTTTTTTTGGGGTTCTTATCAATCGATCCTTTCTTAGAATTTTCTTGGATTAAAAGGAAGGTTCAGACGCTATATCTTTCCAGTCTTATACTATTTCTAATTGTTTTACTATATTATGATTTAAAATATTTTCTATTTTAAATACCTCCTAAAGAATACGCCTCTATCGTTTAGTGATAGGGGTGTATTTTTTTCTAGAAAATGATGATGTTTTTTCTTGGCTTCGCGCCCTCTACAAAATTTTCTAGAAAATTCCCACATGATTATTTCTGTTGACAGCGCGCCTCTACTTTTTTCTAGAAAATTTTTCAGAAAATTTTCCAGAAATCCTCAAAATTTTCTAGGAAATTTTCCAGAAATTTTTCCAAAAATTTTTCCAGAAATTTTGTACGTCGTGAAATTTTCCAAAAGTGTCTGAAAAAATTGTAGCGTATTGCCTTTAAAATTACCTATAAGTGAACGGAAACCATTAGGGAACCAATTATAAAGGAGGGTTAAGGAAGGGGAAACGAAAACGGAAGCATTACGGAAACGTATACATATACTTCTACATAAACGTATACATAAACGTATACATATACTTCTATATATGTATACATAAACGTATAAGTAAAGTATAGCTTTTCCTCTAGAAAAAGACAGCGGAAAACGTATACGTATAGTATAAAGAAAGCCCCTGAGAAAACCACTACAGAAAGAAACAGAAAAACCAATAGGGAAAACCTCAAAGGAAAAAGAAAGAAAGGAAGAGAGAAAGAAAGAAAAGAAAAAAAGAGAAAAAAAATATAGAAAGAGTGAGAAAGATAAACGAAAGTGAACGAAAACGGAAAAACCACTACGGAAAAACCACTAGTAGAACGTATACTAAGAAACGCTTTTTCTGGGTATGTCAGGGAAACGACGACCATGAGGGCATGACTTGGACTTAATAGGGTACAGTGACGAGTAAGTAAGTGGAAAAGGAATGGGTATGGATAAAAATGTGCCTGCGTCAAACTTTAATAAAAAACAAATTTTTTTAATAAAAATTAAAAAAAACAGCTAAAAAACGTATAAAAATACTAAAAAAATACTAAAAACGTATTCAAAATATATGAAAACGTATTAGTATACGTATTAGTATACGTATATAGCTGTTTTTTTTCTGTGTTCTACCGCTGTCCGCAGCTGTTCGCCTCTGAAAAACGTAGAAAAGACGTAGAAAAAAAGAGGACCACTTGGTCCTCTCTGTTTAGGAAAAAATATAACTAAACCGCGGTGTATCCCTTCTGGGTTCCCTTCTTCGGAACCTTCACATCCTGCACACAAGCCCAGCCCTTCGCTACTGCCTGTCTCAGGAGAGCACTTGCAGCCTGTACCTTAACTTCGGCGCCTTCCAGTTCGGTCAGCTCGGCCGCAATCACGGTAGCAGTCTTCGGTTCTGCGGTCAGCATATCGGCTACCTGGCGAATCCGCGGTTCCTTCTCCTTAGCCTTGATAGCTGCCTTCTCTTTTCTCTTCTCATTCGTCGCGTCCATCTGCATCAGCTGTCTTTCAGCGTATTCTCTCATTTCGTTGGTGATGGTTTCTTCGTTGATGATGGCGTTGTAGAATTCTCTCATAGTCTTCATATTGTTCCTCTTTCTCCGACAGTGAAGCCGTCGGCGCTACTTTTTTACTTGAGAGAGTCAGTATCTCTCTCTCACTTTCTATATATAGTATACTAAAGATTTAATGAAAAATAAAATTTTGGAGCTGTTTTTTAGAATTTGATTTTCGGGAAAGTTTTGCAGCTGCGGGAAGGAAAAATTTGGGAATTCTGGGAAACGCAGCTGCAGCTGTTTTTTGACAAAAATAAAAATTTGCAGCCGCTCAAGATTTGCAGCTGCTACGAAAATTTGTAGCTGTTTTAAAATTTGATTTCTGGTAAATTTTGGGCGCCCGGGCACTTCGCGCACGACCATGATCTATGATCTGGGAAGATTTCGTGGAAAGAAATTCCTGGAAATTTCTGGTTGGAATAAAATTTGAAAAATGGGAAAATTTGGGCGCCCGGGCAAAGTTAGTTTTGGGTAATCACTGAGTAAAAAAAAGAAGACGATTATCAATCGTCTTCCCATTCATCAAAGTTTGGGTCTTCCCATGGATAACTGTCTTCATCCACTCCCAGACCGCACCAGTAACGACAATCATCGCCACCAATAGCATTATATGGACATTCGCCATAATCACATGGAGTATCTTTCTTACCATACATCATCTTCATCTTCCTCTCTTTCTACACTATAGTAATAATAATCTGTGCATTCATCTTCGGGGTCGCCGATTACACATTCATAAGTTACGTCTACGCAGTAAGGACATTCTATATCTGCGGTGGGACAGTAGTATGTTTTTCTCATTTGAACTATCTCCTTTCCTTATCTTGTATACACAGTATAACACAAAACATTATGATTGTCAACCCCTTTTAAAAATTTTTTTTCGCGCCCGGATGGCGGTTAGCCTCGACTAACTCTCGTCCAAAAAAAAGAGGGTCACCCCTCTCTTTCCGCCTTGGCTTTCGCTTTGGCTTCCCGCATTTTACGGTCACGCTCCTGCTTCTTCGCCTTGGCTTCGGCGTTGGCTTTCGCCTTCTCCTCTTTCGCTTTCAGTTTGAGAGCGTAGTCCTCAGCCATAGCATAACCATCATAGGGGTCGCCATCACGAGAACCGATAGGCATCTTGAAGGTGAGGACGAGGAAATCTTCTTCTCCATCCGCACGTACTACGGGAATAGCATATTCGTTGGAGCCTACCAACAGAACTTCTTCCCCTCTTTCCTCAAGGAAGTTGCCGATAATCAGCATGAATTGGGAACGCATATTATCTCTTGCCTGTTTTGTGGATTTTGCCATAGTGTTTATCTCCTTTCCTTATCTTGTATACACAGTATAACATAGTATTATAAAAAAGTCAACCCTTTTTCCGAAAAAAGTTTAAGTATTTTTTCTGCATATATGTGATCTATGATCGTAGACGGCGGCCCGGGCGCCGACCTACGAAGAAAGTCGCATATGGGTTTACGCCCATAAACGACCATCAACTTCTTCGTTATTCTCGAAACAAAAACGCATGATTTCTTTTTCAATCAGAACATCTTCCAGTCCTTTGTGTTCTTCAACAAAATTATTGTCGCCAGAGATGAATCTGTAAAGAACTTCTGCGGTGTACTTCCGACAGTTTCGGGAAGTTAAATAGTTATTCTCATGACAGAACTTTCCATACTCATCATTTTTTTTCAAAACTTTTCTTGCCATCTTCAGAGTATCCCACCATTCAACTCCATAGGGGAAGAAGAAACGATATTTTGAAGAGGTCAAAAAGCGTTGAGTAAGATTCAAAGAGTGATAATCGAATTTTGCATTATGAGCAAAAACTTTTTTGATATTGTACTGTTTACAAATATCATAGATGATAAAGCGAATCGTCTTAAATCTCCGAAGCAAGCGTTTTCCCTCTTTGATTTCTTCCCAATACTGAGGAATTTTTTCAGAGTAGTAGGCGCTACTCATCAGCTCCTTATCTAAAAATACATCTGCTACAACGTAGCTATGACTTTCATAGACGTTAGCGTTTTTATCAATAACTGCAAAACCGATGTCATAACAAATAGGGTCATCAAGAGAATTAGTTGTTTCAGTGTCGATGATTAAGTATTTTTCCATTTTTTCGTTTTCCTTTCTTTATCTTATGTATACATTATAATATATAGAAAGAGAAAAGTCAACCCCTTTTTTTCAAGTATTTAAAAAAAATATATGCGACCCATCCCGCACCTCGGCGCCCGGGCAAAAGGTTGCCTAATCAGACAACCAATCAACTCCATCATATTTATCTATTACTTCTTCATCCATAAGTGCAGTGCAGTAAAAGTCAAAAGGACAACTTGAACACGCATTCCATTCATCATTTTCATGACACGCCTCTTTTATTAGTTTCATTCCCTGTATCATTTTTTCTTGCCAAGTCTTTTTAAACATCTTTCTTTCTCCTTTCTAAAGATAGTATACCACTTTTATTTTGATATGTCAACCCCTTTCTAAAAAATTTTCTGACATTCACTTGCAAAATATTTTGCTTCATACTGATTACAAATATCAGTAACCTTTTTTGTTTCTTCTTTTGTTTCGCAATAAAAGTTAAATAAAGTATGTTTTTCGCTTAATATAATATAACTATGCGGAATATTTCCTAAGTCAAAATCAACTGCATTATAATACTTTGTTGGGATAGTCACTTCAACTTTCCACATTTTGTCTTTTCTCATTCTTTCTTCAACAAGTTTAACAATCCATACTCCAGTAACATTACATACGAAAGTTATAACACATTTTTGCCACATAGGAAAATCCATTACAGTATAAATTAAAACAATATTGTAAAAAGCAAAGTATCCGCCACTGATTAAACTTGCAATAGTTTTTCCGCCCTTGATAGTGGTAATAGAACGAACAGTTGAGAAAACTACATTAATGATTGATAGAATAATAAAGATAATTAAAAGTTGCATATTTTTTCCTTTCTATTGTTTCACTTTATAAAATTTTAGTAAGAATATAATACATTACCAGTATCTCAAACCATCCGCATAAAATAAACCAACGACCAATTCGTTCAAAAAAATTACAGTTTTGATACACATACTCTTTTCCGTAATTATGTATATCCATGAAATATAGAATAATGGTTAACAAGAACATTTTTCTTTCTCCTTTCTTTTTCTATATATAATATACCACATTTAATTGTCCTTGTCAACCCCTTTTAAAAAAATTTTCTGGCGCCCGGTCCGTCCAATAAATGGAAAACGAGAGATTAATTCTCTCGTTTCTCTTTCATTTCCTGTTTTTTTTCTCTAATTTTTTTATCCCTTTCAACCTTTTTTCTTTTTGCCTCTTCTTTCTCTTTTCTCTTTTCCTCTTTTGTTCTTAACTTAATCTGATATTCTTCTGCCATAGAATATCCGTCGTAAGGTTCACCATCTCTCGAACCTGTCGGAACCTTTACAACAATTTGAATAAACTTTTCGTTCTGTTCAGAATCAACACATGGAATCGCAATCTCGTTAGTGCCTGTGCGAAGAACTTCATCGTCATTTTCTAACAGTTCGATAATTTTAGTCAGATACTCTTCACGAAGAGTATCATTTAATTTCTTCTGAGAAACTGCCATTTTAACACTCCTTTCTAACGTTCGTTTAACTGTTCATAAAGTTTGGAAATAGTTGTTAAAAGTACCTGTTTTCTTTTGGTTTCAAAAGCGATACCATTTTCAATCCATTCTTCAATGGGTTCTCCATTTCTTTGACATCTTTTGTATTCTGTTTTATACCATTTCAAATCTTCTTCTGTATCATTCAGATATGATTTTACATAATCATAAATACAAGATAAAGTTTCTGCCTCAATAATTACGTTATCAAATTCAGTGACCATTTTTTTCTCCTTCCTTATTTTCTATATAAATTGTACCACAGAATAAAAGGAATGTCAACTATTTTTTTTATTTTTTCTAAAAAAATTATAACAAAAATTTTTTAAAAAATCAAATAATTTTTTCTTTAATACTTTACTATAGTGAAGTGCGCGCCCGGGCAGTTAGCAAGAGACAACTCTCTTGCTAACCGTCTTAGAAGGAAAGGAAATTATTTAATTTTCTTCAATGTTTTCTATATCATAAATATCATCAAAACATTCTCTACTTGGTGGCGTCATTCCTGACCAGAATTTTCTTTCTGCTTCCTCTTTTGTTTTTGCTTTAATTTTACAATAACCAGAGAAATCAATATACCATTCTTTTTCCTCTAAATAATCATACTCTTTTAATGCGTCGAGATTGTTTGCAAGTGCATATTCTACAATATCTTTTGCTGTAGTCCACGCAATATAATTTTCTTGACTACAATTATCTATTCTTGCATTTAAGATATGAATTAAAGTGTCAACAACTTCGGAAGAGATTCTTGTATACTTCATAATTATCATTCCTTTCTTTTTCCTCTTTGATTATCTATAGTATACCACAGTAAAATCATTTTGTCAATAGAAAAAATAATGTATTTTATTTCCATTGCGTCCGGGCGGGTTAGCGACGGCTAACCCAACCTAAAAAAAGAAAGGACGCATATAGCGTCCTTTTTCCCGAAAGACTACACAATCTTGTAAGCCTTTCTCTTTCCGACTTTCGGAATCTTCACTTCTTCAACTGTCAGTTTTCCTTCAGCAACCAACTGACGAGCAAGAGCACCTGCCTTGTTGTGAGTAATATCGAGAGCCAAACCGAGGTCAGTTTCCGTCATAGCGTTACCTACTTCAGTGAGGTGAGTGAGGATTGCTTCCTTGATAGGAGCGTTTTCGATAGCAGTCTTGGAAGGCTTAGCCTTTCTTGCTTCGTTGCGAGCATCCATCTTAGCGATTGCTTCAGCTGCGAAAGCCATAACTTCTTCGTTCATTGTGCCATTAACGATTGCGGTGTAGAATTCTCTCTGTAACATAGTTCTTACCTTTTCCTTTCTGTTTTTCTTTATCTTACATACTTATTATAACATGGTTTTGGAAGTTTGTCAACCCTTTTTTTATTTTTTTTATTTTTTTCTTTCGGCTGACGTTTTCCTTTCCTTACCTTGTATATATAATATACCACAATTTTATAAATTCGTCAACCCTTTTTCAGAAAAAAATTTAAGTATTTTTTTTACGCATATGTGATCTATAAATGTAGAACGCGCCGCCCGGGCACAACGGTTAGTATAAACTAACCGCCAACCTTTTACTAAATTAAAATGTTTTTAATACTTCAAGAATATTATTTACATCATACGCACCCTCACCCCATTCTTTTCTATTCTTTTCTTCATCATCGAAAAGGATTCCTTTTCTTCCGATATGTTTCGGAGTGCCATATTCAATAATATCAATATGGTCAAATCTAACACTTCTTAAATGAATCTGAAGCCATTCAATTTTTGCTTTTGCAACAGCTCTCTGATACTGAGGTGTAGCCCCTTTACTAAGCCAGCTGACAATACCTAACTTATATCCCTCTCTCTGTAATCTATTCAGGATTCTTGCGAGAGCTGCTAATCTCAGGAGCGGAGCCGCTTCTGCATACGGTGTAGCATCTTCAGCCATCAATTTTTCCAACCAGTTCGGAACCCCATATAAATCTGCGATTGTGCCATCCATATCAAACCAAATTGTCATTTCCTTTATCTCCTTTCCTTTTCTATATATATTATACCATTAGTAAAAGAAAAGTCAATACTTTTTAGAAAGTTTTTTCAGAAAATTTTTCTGACTATTCTATGATCGTCGACCACTGCGCCCGGGTGGAACGGTTAGCAAAGCCTAACTTTTGTATAAAAAAAATAGACGGCGCGCCGTCTATTCCTCTTCGTCAGATAAAATCCAGTATCTGACATAATATCCATGTCTACCATTAATGAATTTTTCTGCACCCTCTTTCGTATTAAAATGTTTTATAACAGTTTGTCCTCTCATGACATCATAACCCTTGGCGATATTTTCCAGAATTTTTTCCATTATTTTTTCCTCCTACTGAAAAAGTCTAATAAAGATTTCAAAAAAGTTTCCTGTCCAGTACACTGGATTATCAGAAAGATTTTTGGAACAGATTTCCATCCAACTAATTCCCACCCATACTAAAAAGGCTGTACTTGTTATTGTTAAAAAATTCCGCATTATTTTTACCCCCTAACATTTTCGAAAATGATTCCGTTATTGATTTCTTTTTGGGCAATCTGTGCGACTTTATTTTCGCTATATGCACCATAGAACCAAAATTCTCCAGCAACCTCTCTCGCTACGATGAACCTATATTCCCTTGCATATTCGGGAAGATTATTGATTTTCTTCATTGTTCTGTTCCTTGCCTTTCCTTATTTTCTATAATTATTTTACCACTTTCTTTTCGGGAAGTCAACCTTTTTTCTAAACTTTTTCGGGAAAATTTTCGAAAATTTTTTCGAATATCGGGATCCGACCGAAATATTTTCTGCGACGCCCGGGCAAAAGGAAGTTATTCCCATAACTTTTTTGAGAACCTTCCTTTGACTTATTAATTTTCTAAAACATATCTTGGTCAACTACGAAATAATATTCTACCTCGGGAGCAACACAACCATTAAACCATTTATTGGGTTTTTCTTTTGTGAGTCTTTCGGCTTCCTTTTCTGCGTCGACTCTGTTCTTTCCTGTGTAGTATGCGAGAAACTCGTCACATCTTCTTTCGTACTTTGTACCCTCGTTATATACTGTCGGAGTCTTTGCCTTATAACAAATTGCTAACATTTTTTCCAACTCCTTTCTTCTTCTTTTTATTTTTCTTCCCCTTCTTTCTATAATTATTATACTATAACTTTATATAAAATGCAAGTATTTTTTTATAATAAAAAGAAAATTATTTAATCAAATTAAAATTAGTTAATGCTAACTGCCCGGGCAAAAGCATAAACGAAACGAAGAGAGACTTTAGTCTCTCTTCATCATTCTCATCAGTGTCTTTTCATTTGTAAAGGTTGCTGCAGTGTACTTAATCTGATATGCGATTCCGTCCACTGTGATATCTCCGTCTTCTGTGAAGGGGACGTTATCCTTTTCCCATTCCTGTCCGAAGTATTCGGTTACCAGTTTTTCGAAGACTTCGCCTTTATTATATTTTGTATTCTTTACTAATTCTTCAAAGAATCTTGCGGAGCAGAGGATTGTGTATCCGTTCTGCTTTAACAGTTCTCTTTGTGCCTTGTTCGGTTTGAATCTGAGACTGTAGCCCTGACCTCTGCCTGCCTTATCCAGCTTGCAAACGTAGGGGAGAACGCTGTCATCAGCCTTCACGAGGTAGATATTACCATTCTCTTCGAAGCCGAAGAGGTATTCGCCTGTGTATGCGAGTTCCATATATGTTTCAATCATCTTCTTGAACAGTTCTAAATTCTTCATTTCTGTTCTCCTTTCCTTCTTTCTGTAATCATTGTATCATATCTGCCGGCCGCTGTCAATACTTTTTTTAAAATTTTTTTCAGCTTCAGCTCCCTCATATTTCCAGTAAATATTTTCCTGCTTTGCAGCCGGGTGATTAGTTTCCATGATCTTCCAGCTCCAGCTCCTGTGCATTTCCAGATTCTTCCAAGGGATCTGAAGGCATGGGAATCAGGGTAGGGGATTACTCCCCTGCCCTTTCGTCTAACCATGTCAGCATCTTTCCAGATGTTTTCTTAAACTTGATTTTGTAACAGGTCTTTCCGGATTCTTTATTCCATCCAGCCCACTCTGTTACAAACTCTCTAAACTCTGTAGCGTTCATCTCATAAATACTTGCTACGCCGTCGATGATTGCCACATATGCCCATCTTGTAGAATGTACTCTGTCGAAGTACTCAGTCAACAGGCTTTCCATGTTTTCAGCGGTCGGCTCATCTCTGTACAGACAAGCAAGCGACGCACCGGAGCTTTTAACGCTGATTCCCAGCTCTTCAATATCCGAACCCTTATCAAATGCGATATGGTCAGTATCGAACTTGAAACCGTAGCCATAGAACTCTTGAGCGTAGCATTCCGCAAGATTGCCACCGTTTCCGGTAGCGTTTCCGATTTGATACTTATTACCCTTACCCTCAAGACGGGTGAACGTGGCGTTCGTAGTGTGATAAAATTTTAACATTGTTTTTTCTCCTTTCCTACTTCTCCATCTATTCTACCACACTTAACAAGAAAAGTACAATCAAATTTTCTTATGACGTCATAAAAATCTTTGATGGGGGATCATCAAAAGAAAACCTACTAAAAAAATAAAACATACCACCCTAAAATTATTTTCGCCTTTTTCCACAAATGATCACCCTTACATATGTATTACTTTTTCAATATATATGTAAGGTACATATATGCGGCGATGGGGGTATATTTTAGGTTTTTCGCATGGTAGATCCTGGAAATCGTACGGGCCTGGAATTTTCGTACTCTGAAATAATTTTTTCGTACTCTGAAATAATTTTTTTGTACTCTGAAATAATTTTTCATTCTCCAAAATATTTTTCAACCTCTCTATCCCCTCCAGGAAAATTTGACACCCCTCCCAATCTGTGCTATACTATTATTAGATGCGGGAAATATACGAAAAGGAATGAAAAATGAGAAATAGACTAAAACTCGACTGGGCGCTCACTACATCATCTGAACGCTCATCTTTCATTAACAACTACATACAAAGCGAAACTTTCTCCAAAATAAAGCCGACTTCAGATGAACTAGAGACAATGGCTAATTACGTACTCTGGGGAAAAGACGAAGATGGACTCAACTCCGATCAACGCAAAGAAATTGAGATGCCCCGCAAATACTCCACCTGGGCCGCTCAAAACATCGACTCGCTCGACGAAAAAATTGATTCGCCATCTTTCTCCGAAGGAACGCTCCAAAAGCTCGGCACTACCCCTCTAACCAAAAAACCAAAAGAAAGTTTCTCCAGAGAAGAAACCAGAAACACTGCGCCGCCCTCTACCCTACCTCTCTTCGAGGAACTTTGGGAGAGAATCGACTACACCGAACTCCTCATCAACCTCTACGAAGAAAAAACCGGAAAGCGCAAAAAACCTCCTCGTGATGAACTTCTCCAACGCTTTTCAGAAGAAAAACTCCAAAAAATTCAAGAGAAAGCCACAACCCTTTCTCAGTATAAGTATTTGAAGTTGAAGCATTTACTTGTGGAGTTGCGCCGGGAGCAGTATACGTTGAAGGATTCGTATGCCGAGGGAATTTGTAGGAGGAGTTATGGAGAGGTCAATACGGGAGTTGAACTGGTTGAGGAAGTGGCAGACGTTTTTAGGAAGTTGGACGTTTTTGAGGAAGAGGTTCCCGTGCTTCCGTTGGGAGTTATGGAGAAGAAAGGGAGTGGTTTTTGGAGAGAAAGAGAGGACATTATTCCGGAGAACTTTGGGGAAGAAGAGATTTTGGAATTTTCTAAAGTTTTTTGGGAGAAAGAAAACATTAGAGAAAGAGTAGAAGGCGCGAGCCCGTCATCTGAAGTGAAGTATTTTGATTTTAGAGATTTGGAGATGGTTTATCAGTTGCTTTTGGAGTATCAAGAGATGTCGAGAGATAGTCAGGTTTGGTTGAGGAATACTTCGAAGTTGATTCAGACGCTTTTTTATTATGTGGAAGAGGCGCATTTGACTGAAATTCAGGAGAAGATACTGCGGCTGAAGATGCGGCGGGTCAAAAATCAGGATATTGCTAATCAGATTAATGGGGAATATGGGAAGAGTTATACTGCTAACTATATTTCGACTATTTTTAGGCAGAAGATTATTCCTGAGATTAATGGCGCGGCCGCACTCCATGCGCAACTTGTTAGTAGCCTTCCTTTTGAGGAAGAGTTTAAGCGATGTACAAGATGCGGCAGAGTGCTTTTGCGCGATCCTGTTAATTTTGTAAGGAAGAAAAGAGCCAAAGATGGCTTATCTAGTAGATGTAAGAAGTGTGATAAAGAGGAAAGAGAGAGGAATAAGAGATGAGTAAGAGTTCAAAACGCTGGGATATTTTTATGGAACATTTGTTTAAGTTGGATGTCGTTGAATTTATTGGAGTTGCGAAAATGCTGGGGATTGATGTTGTAAGTGATCCTAAGGATTTTGAAGATCCCGGAAAGGGATTTCCGGAGGTTTTTGCGGAGATACTTGATAAATTCAATGCTCTTGATAGAAGAAAACAACGTAATCTTTTGAAGATTATGAAGAAGGCAGGGAAGAAGTAAATGGCTTTAAAGACTAATATACAACCTCCAAGAAAATTTTTTATTAAGAAGTGCGCGAAGTGCGGCCAGGACTTTGGTCCAGAGAACTACTCTCAAACTAAATCTTTTTTCTTTCCTGATGGTTATTTGACTATTTGTAATGATTGTATAGATGAGTGGCTGCGCGCTGACGACTATAGTTGGGATGCAGTCAGTAAATTATGCCAATGCGCGGATATTCCTTTTATTCCTGCTAAATGGGAAGAGATGTATGAGATTAATGGGAAACAAGCTTTTCAAATGTATGCTGAAGTTTTCTTGGAAAAGGAATACGAAGGGTTACACTGGGCAGATTATAATGATGAGTTTAGGAGACTTAAGGATTTAGGTGGTATTGAGGAACAGCTACCTTTGATTTCTGAAGAACATCGGAAGAAGTTGAGAGAAAAATGGGGAGCCAACTATGACGATGAGGGGTTGAATTATCTGGAAAATCTTTATAATGGCTTATTGATGACTCAAAATGTCTCGGGCGCCCTTCAGGGCGACCAGGCATTGAAGATTTGCAAAATTTCTTATGAACTGGATAGTAGAATTAGGTCTGGGCAAGATTTTGATAAGATGTTGAGTTCTTATGATAAGCTGGTTAAGACTGCGGAATTTACTCCCAAGAATGTTAAGAGTGCAAGTGATTTTGAAAGTGTTGGTGAACTTTTTAGATGGCTTGAAAAAAGAGGATGGAAAAATCAATTTTATGATGATGTTACTAAGGATATAGTTGATGAGACAATTATGAATATTCAGAATTGGAATCAGCGATTGTATACTAATGAAACTGGAATTGGTGAACAGATTACAGAGAGAATTGAGGCTTTGAAATCTGCTAAAAAGTTAGAAGAAACTGGTTATTATGGTTTGTCTAATCAGGAATATGATTTAGATGAATATGATAATGTTGGATATGAGGAACTTTTTAAGGCTGATGAGGAGTTTGTGGAAGATATAGGAGAGGATTTAAATGTCTAAGGAATTGTTATCAACTCATGTTACTTTAGATCCAAGTGTTATTCAACGTGGTGAGCGCGAAGGCATAGAGTTAGATAAAGGGGTTATTTTAACTCCACCATATTTAGATAAGAACTATGATCTTTTTACTAAATATGCTAATTTTTTCACTGCTTATCCTGACCTTTTTTTAGACCTCATTCAGCCGAAAGATTCTAATTTTAAATTGTTTTTCTATCAAAGAATAGTTTTACGTTCTATTATGCGCTATAAGGAAGTTTATATTAGCGCTCCTCGTGCTTTTTCGAAATCTTTTATTACAATTTTAGGGTTAGTTTTACAATGTATCTTTATTCCAGGTACAAAACGTTTTATTTGCGCGCCGAATAAGAATCAGAGTGCGCAGATTGCTAAAGAAAAACTAACAGAAATCTTTGAAAGATGGCCTCTGTTAAGAAAAGAAGTTATTGGTGGAGATATTTCTGATACGCCTGGTAATTATGGTAAGGATTATGTAACTCTTAAATTTAGAAATGGTTCGCAATTTGACGTTGTAGGCGCGCTGGATAGCCAACGTGGTGGTCGTAGACATGGCGGGCTAATAGACGAAGCTAGAGACCATGATGAAATAGAGATTAATGAAATTGTTTTACCTCTGATGAATGTATCTAGAAGACTTCCAGATAATACTGTTAACGACAAGGAACCAAATCAAGAAGTAATTTGGATGACGAGTGCGGGATTGAAGGCTTCGTATGCTTATGATCATTTGATTGATGTCTTTGAAAACTCAATTATTAATCCACAAGAAGCTTTTGTGTTTGGTTGTGATTATAGAATACCAGTTTTACATGGTTTACTTGATAAGACTTATATAAATAAATTAAAGATGTCTCCTTCTTATAGTGAAGAATCTTTTGCGAGGGAGTATCTTTCAATTTGGAGTGGTTCTTCAAGTGAATCTTGGTTTAATTATGATAAATTACAAAAATATCGGAAAATAAAAAATCCAGAAACGCACTTTTTGAATAGACCAAACTCCCGACAATTTTACATATTATCAGTAGACGTAGGTCGTATATCCGACCAAACTGTTTGTTGTGTTTTTAGAGTTAATGTCGTACAAGGTAAATATTTAGCTACTTTGGTGAATCTATTTGTCCTAGGACGCACAGCAGAAACTAAACCTTTTGTAATACAAGCCACAGATTTAAAAAAGATTATAAGAGCATTTCAACCAAAAGAGGTTGTAATTGATACTAACGGTTTAGGAGTTGGCCTTGCTGATGAGATGATTAGAAGTCAGGTAGATGAAAACGGTGAAATTCTGCCGCCGTACGGTTTCATCAATGATGATAATTATCGTAGAATTCAACCAAAAGATGCAATATGTATTTTGTATGGAATTAAAGCTAATGGTTCTTTGAATTCAAGAATCCATGGTAATGCTTATTCTCGTTTAAATAGCGGAAAAGTACGCTTCTTGATTAAGGAACAAGAAGCAAAGAGCGCATTATTAGCTACTAAAATTGGACAAAAGATGTCTACAGAACAAAGGGTTAAGCGCCTTATGCCACATGAGATGACAAGTCGACTTTTTGATGAAATGTCAAACTTACGATTAAAAAGAACTGGAGCGTCCTTGGATATAGTTTTGGAGCAAATTAATTCTAGACATCCGAAGGATAAGTATTCTGCTTTTGCGTATGGTCTTTGGAGAATTAATGAATTAGAAGAAGAAGAGTATACGAGAGGTAGTCGTCGAAATGGTGTGCGTAGACTTATATTTTTTACAGGAGGAAATTAATGAGTGAAAAAATTGGTAACAATGATATTAATAGATTATCCTCCTTCAAAAAAGCCAATTCTGGTATGATAGCAATTAATAATCAAGTATATACAGGTTATTTAGATGGTTCTAAAACAAGAGTTAGACGTAATTACACTTTAAAACAAGTTGAGAAGATTATTACGGATGGTTCTATTGAAGAACAACAAGAACTTTCAAGATATTATTTCATGAAAGATGGACTATATAAAAGATTAGTTATTTATTATGCTACTTTATTAAAATACACTGGTATTCTAATTCCAAATTCTGGTTTTGGGAAAAATCTCTCCACATCCCATATTAGAAAAAGGTATTTTAGTGCCTTAAATTTTTTAGAGAATGCTGATCTTGTTAATAAATTTAACTATATAGCCCAGAAAGTTTTTGTTGATGGTTGCTATTACGGAATTATTCTGGCGGCGGACAAGGATAAACTTGTTATTATAGATTTACCTAGTAAATATTGCCGTTCTCGTTTTAAAGATTTAGACGGGAATGATATAATTGAGGTGGATCTTAGTTATTTTACGACTCTTTTAGATGAAAATGTAAGAGAGCAAACTTTAAGAGCTTATCCGAAAATTATTCGTGATGCTTATATTAAATATCAGAAGTCTGGTTTATCTAAATGGTTTATGATACCAAGTGAGGTATCAGTTTGTTTCTCTTTATTTGATGGAACACCTTTATTTTTATCAACCATTCCTGCGATTATGCGCTATGATGATGCCGTAGAAACAGAGGCAGAGCGCGATGCGGAGGAAATTAGAAAAATTTTGGTTCAACATATGCCTCATATGCAGGATGGACGCTTAATTTTTGAACCTGAAGAAGCAGAAGAAATGCACCGTGGTGCAGTTAAGATGTTAAGTGGAAATAAAAATATTAGTGTTTTAACCACTTATGCCGATGCTGATGCTATTGTTTCTAAAACTACATCAGAGGCTTCTGCTAATAATTTAGAAAAAATGGTTCAAAATGTTTATAGTGAGACTGGCGCAAGTAGCCAAATTTTTGCTTCAACTGGTAGCGCCACTTTAGCCACATCAATAAAAAATGATTTAGGACTTGTTATGGTTTTAGCCAACAAGTTTGCATCTATTATTACTAAAATTGTTAATCAATTATTCTCTAATAGTAATATTGATTTTAAGTATAATATATTACCTATTAGTTATTATAATGAAGATGAATATTTAGATAATTCTTTTAAATTAGCAAGTTCTGGTTACAGTTTATTACTACCAGCCTTGACAATGGGGATGTCACAAAGAGATATAATGAATATTAAGGAACTCGAGAATGACGTCTTAAATATGGTTGACAATTTAGTACCACCTCGAACCTCTTACACTGAATCTGGTGAAGTAGGCGCACCGAAGAAGGCAGAAGAGGATAAATCACCTAAAACTTTGGCTAATGAACAGTCTTTAGATAACCAGACCAGGGAGGCCCCAAATAATGAGTAATATTAAGGAGTTCCCAGTTACATTTTATGGAAATTTAGAAAGTTTTTCTGATACTATTTCAAAAGCGCGCTGTAGGATTTTTTATACTGGATTAAATCGTAATGGTAGTTTTATTACACAAGAATTTGCTAATTCTTTATTAGAAACTATTCCTTATGCACCAGTAAAAGGTATTTATGAAGGTGATGATTTTACTGACCACGGTCAAGAACGTTCACAAGGACAAATTTACGGTGTAGTTCCAGAGAATCCTAATTTAACATGGGAAGAACATCTAGACGAAGATGGTAATGTTAGAGTATATGCCTGTGTAGATGTTTTAGTTTATACAAGTTTGTATAAAGAGGCTTCTGAAATAGTTGGGAAAAGCCAATCTATGGAATTATTCCCTCCGTCTATAAAGGGTGAATGGGAATTTATCGAAGGGCGCAGAGTCTTTAAATATACCGCTGGAAGTTTTTTAGGATTACAAATTTTAGGGGATAAGGTTGAACCTTGCTTTGAAGGGGCTGCGTTTTTTAGTCTTTATCAATCTTTATATCAAAAGTATCAAGATTTCTTAAAGACACAAGAAGTAAAAGGAGGACAGCGAGAAATGAACTTTAAACTTTCTGATTCTCAAAAACATAATTTACTATGGACTTTACTCAATCCTAATTATACAAAAGAAGGAGATTGGTTATGTGAATACTCCATTTTAGATGTATATGATGATTACGCACTTTGTTATAGCTATGAAAATGGTGAATATGAAAGGGTATATTACTCTAAAGATGACAAAAATGATAGCGTATCCATTGGGGAAAAAGTAAAAGTTTTTGTAATTGATGTTACTGAATCTGAGAAACAATCTTTAGATGTTATTCGCACTTTAAATGGCGAAACTTATGAAAAAATTGAAAATGTTTTCTCTGAAAAAGATGAATTAAATAACAAAAATTCAGAATTTGAACATAAAATTGAAGAGCAGGCAGAAATTATTTCTACTTTAACTTCAGAAAAGGAACAGTTTTCTGCAGATTTAGAAGCAGCACAGGAAAGTATTAAGACACTTACCACTGAAAATGCTGATCTAATTTCTTTCAAAAAAAGTGTAGAGTTAGCTGAAAAAGAACAGGTTATTGATTCTTATTTTAACTTACTAGGAGAAGAATTGTTAAATTCTTATAAAGAAAAGATTGATGAGTTTACTGCTACAGAGTTAGATAAAGAATTAGCTTATGAACTTAAAAAGACTAACTTTTCTGCTTTTTCTGAACAAAATGAAGGCTTAATTCCTAAAGATGTTCCTGCAAAAGGAATTGAAGGTATTTTATCTAAATATAAAAAATAAAAATATGGAGGCATACTAAAATGGCTGGTAATATTACAAGAATGGTCATCGACGGTTATGGCCAGCTCGAACTAAATCAGGTTGCCTTTCGTAGAGATGGTAGAATCGAAGCTCAGTGTAAACTAGATGAAACTGACTTCGCCTCCATTCCTTGCGAAAATGGCATGATTCTTGCCGTGGATAATGTTAACAAAGTTGTTAAATTACCTGCGTCTGGTACCGAGGACTATCCACTAGCTCTCGTGTACACAACCGAACATATGTATGATGAAAGAACCAATGCTCTAAAGGACTTCAAGCTAACCATTAATGATGGTTTCTATCCAAGACTAGGGTATTTATCTATTGGCGACAAGTTCATGACGAACACAATCGCTTATGATGATTCCGAATTTGCTGCTACACAGGCAAAAACTGTAGAAGAAGTTATCGCTGAAGCTTACGAAGACATCGCTACAACTCCTCTCTACGGCTCTGTAGACGCATCCGGCGTTATCGTAATTTCTGCTACTAAACCACAATCTGGTGTTACCCTACTTGCTATCAATGGCCCTGGCGTTCCAACCATGCCTGATGGACAGTTTGGTATGAAGTTCCAGGTAATCGGACTATAATAAGAGGAGGTAAACAGCTATGACTATTGAACAGTTAAAAGAACTAGCGCTTCATGCTGCTAAAGGTACTGCGCCAGCTACCTTCTCCGTTGAAAATGTTAATGATGCTTTTATTGATGGATTAAAAGAACTAGCTGGTAACTATTATGATTTCATGCAGAATCGGTATTCTGTATATCAGATTATGACTGAAACTATTGATGAAGTTGTTCCTGCAAAGGTAGTTGATTCTCTGGGTATGTTCGCAGAAGTTCGGACCGTTGCTGATGGTGAACAAGTTGTATTCAAGAGAAGAATTGGTAGAGAACGGGCTAAGAAGTTCTTAACTCGTGTTGGTCTATCTGGTGTTTATGAAACTTTCAGACTAGACAATGAATCCTTTACTGTTCCTGCATTTGCTATCGGTGGCGCCTGCATGGTTGACTTCGATAGAATGCTAGACGGTGCGGAAAATATGGCTGAACTAATGGACATCATGACCGAAGGTCTAACTGATGCTATTTATCTTGAAGTTCAGAAGGCTCTAAAGGGTGCTTTAACTGCAAGCGGCCGTCCTGCTGCTAATAAGGTTAGTGGTAGCTGGGATGCAGACCAGATGCAGAGACTATGCAACGTAGTAAGAGCTTATGGTGGCGGTGCTACTATTTTTGCTCCACCAGAATTCGTTGCTGCTATGGGTCCTGATGCAATTGTTCCAGTTGGTACTAACTATCAGGGTATTTATCATCCACAGGATATTGATGCTATTCACTATCAGGGATATATTAATATCTTCCGTGGTACTCCTATCATTCAGTTCCGTCAATCTTTTGTTGACGAAAACAATGATAAGGTTTGGATTGATCCTCAACTCGCTTACGTTCTACCTACCGGTGGAGAAAGAGTTGTTAAGGTTGTACTTGAAGGTGCAACCAGAGTAATGGATTGGCAGAATAAAGACCGGTCCATGGAAATCCACTTCGATAAGAAAGTTGGTGCGGCTATTCTAACACATCACAACTGGGGTATTTATCAAAATACTGGTATCACCACTCCAACTGTTGGAGAGCCCTACGGTATTTAATTGAAAAAAATTGCCAAATAAGGGGAGGAAACTCCCCTTTTTATTAAAATTGAGAGAAAAGGAGTAAGATAATGGAAAATAAACAAGTTTTTTTGACAAGCACTTCTAAAGGTTATGTTGTAATTAATATCCCAGATCTTCATTTGAAGAGAATATGGGAAAAGAAAGGTGCAAAAAAGCCTATTGCTTTTGATATATTACAACAAGCTATTTATGATCCAAGTGTGGAATATTTACTTTCTCAAGGTATTTTAACTATTGATGATTTAGATATAAAAATTGCTTTAGGTTTAGAATCTGAAGAAGCAAAAGAAACTGGTAAGGTTAATATTGTTGTTCTTTCTGATAGTGATATGGAGAGATATTTAACGGTTATGCCAGTTTATGAATTTAGAGAAAAAATTAAAAATTTAAAGAAGGAACAAATTTTTTCTTTAGTAGATTATGCTATTGAACATGAGCTAACAAACATGGAAAAAGCAGATATTTTAAAACAATATACTGAAATTGATATTATTAGAGCGGTACAATTAAATAGAGAAGACAAGGGGGAATGATAAAATGACTCCTTATTGGACAGTTTATGACGCTTTTTTAAGTAAAACTCTTGAAGATGAATGGGGAGATTGGATGGAAGAAGAAGTGGAAACAGACCTTCGTCAACTTTTAGAAGGCGCGATTGCACACTTTAAATTTCCTAGAGTTTCTTTAGAAAGAGATGAAGAAGGGTTTATTAATGATTTAGGCAGTGAAGAAATTCAAATCTTAGCTACATATATGAAATGTGAATGGTTAAATCGGTCTATTATGACATGGGAAAATGTTAAACCTTTATATGAAGAGAGAGATTTTTCTCAAGCTAATTTATTAGATAAATTGAAAAGTACTCTAGAAGCAGAACTCACCCATGCCGCGCGACTTGAAGGATTTTATTATAGATCAATAAAGGGGAGAAGTTATTCTTATAGTAATTTAGCGGGAGGTAATTAAAATGTATGACAATCCCGTGAAAGAAGGTTATTATAATAAATTAAAAAGTAAATTATTTGGTTTACTTTGTGAATTTGAAAAAGGTAGAGAATGGGAAAAGTTTTTAGATTCAATTATAATTGAGGTTAGTGGTTTTCCTGAAGAAGAAAAAACTATTAATTACTATATTCTTTATCATAAATTAGCTTCTCTTCGATATTTAAGATATGAATATTTTCGGACAACTATTTTTGATTGTATGGATTTATTAGGGAAAGGTGATGTTAATGGCTAACTCTTCAAATTATTATGATATTTATTTGATGAGATTGAATAGATATGGTCTTAACTATCAAGAACGGACACAGAAAAAAAGAGAAAGAGAGTTTGAAGATTATATGCTTAAAAGTGTATATAGGATAGAGTTTGAATATGATAGTGATATTCATCCTGCAACTTTTGAAAAATATAAATATGATGAAACTAAAACACTTCATTATCTTTTAACAAGAGTGTCTTTAAATATTCCTAATGGAACTATTTTAATGTTGCCCGATAAAGATAACGAATTAAATCCTTGGATGGTTTATTATTTAGAACATATTAAAGCTAGTGGATATAATAGATATATTATGTTAAAAATGACACATTATCTTACTTGGACAGGACGTGACAAAAATAAATATTCAACATGGGGATATATGTATGGACAAGAAGACAATATGTTGAAAGATGAGTTACAATCCCGCTCACGGTCAGATGCACGATATACAGAAAATTTAAAACTGAGTTTCTTTGTTATTCCTACTAATGAACATATTCGAAAAGATGATTATTTAGAAGTAGGTGAAGGTGCGTTAAAAGAAGGATACAGAGTTACTGGTTATGATATTCAGTCAACTCCAGGAGTTGAGTTTGTCACTGTTGACCCAGTTTATCTTTATGATTTAACTCCATCGCCAGAAAAAACAGCTCAAGATTCTGATGAAGAATTTTATTGGCTTGAAGGGGGTAACTAATGGGAGTTAGAAATTGTCAAGAGATAGGGGAAAATTTACAAAAACTTGTAAGTCGTTTAATGGCTAATAATGATTTAATAAATCTTCTTTATTATACTGATAAAGATCCCCTTTCACATCCTCATTTAACAGAAGAACAAAAAAGACAAGAGGTTTATGAAAAATTAATTAAAGTAGTGCCACGCGTGGGTCCGAAAGAAACTGCAACTTCAATGGTTGTTATTAGAGTTGCGCGAGGTACTAATAATTTAGAAAATACTGAATTTAGAGATATTTTAATTGAAATAGAAGTTTTTGTTCCTCTAACACAATGGATTATTAAGAATAGTAATTTAAGACCTTTTGCAATTATGGGAGAGGTACAAAAGAGTTTAAATGGAAAGACTATAAATGGATTAGGAAGAATGACTGGAGGAAATTTTGAACTAAACTTTTTATCAGAGGAAATGAGCTGTTATTTGCAACAGTTTAGATTAACAACTTATGATTAATCAAGAAAGAGTTTTCTTGGGTTATCCTGAAGAGTTTCATCAAAAGTTTCTAATTTATCCACCTTTGATAAAAGATGTTGTTGGAAATATTGAATTTTCACAATATCGTCAAATGTTAACTATTTCTCAAGAAGATATAGAGGATGAATTAGTTAAAGATAATCAAGAACAGTCTGAAATTCCAACGCCATTTGAATTTTTATTAGCTAATAGTTATCATGATAAAGAATTTGAAAGAATTGCAAAAAACGCTTTTTACTTTTTTATTCATCAAGAGGTAACTTTTATATATGAGCAAAAAAAGATATTAATTGGAGATTTAGAAGAAGAATTATCAAGGGTAAAAGATTTATCTGAATTGGTTTTTTTAGAAGAAGAAGAATTTTTTGATTTTCAGAACAGTATAAGAGAATCAATTGGAGAAAAATCTATTGAACCCCCTAATCCCGATGAACATCCTAAAATAAAAAGAATGAAGGCACTCGCGCGCTATCGTGATAGAATAAAAATGAAATCTGGAAAAGGATTAAATTTAGAAACGCTTCTTTCTTCAATTTGTTGTATGGGAATTGGAATAACCCCACTTAATATCGGAGAGATGAGTTATGTCGCAGCGAATATACTTATTATGCGTTATCAAGAAAAAGAAAAATATGAAATAGATATACGCACTATTCAAGCTGGGGCAGAAGCAAAGAAAATAAAACCGAAATATTGGATTAGAAATCTAGATTAATAGGAGGAAAACCATAAATGAATATTTTAGACCGCTATGGTATTAAAGAGGTTGCAGACGTAACATTCTATGACCTGAATAATGACGGTACTCCTAAGGTACCTGTTTTATATCTAGATACTTTAAAGGTTTCTACTATTGAACAGACTGCTGAAGAGACTGATGCTCGTGGTGGTAAAGGTAATGCAGCGCTAATTTCTTGGGATTATGGTAAGGAAATTACTGTTACTCTAGAAGATGCATTATTCTCTGCTAAATCTATGGCTATTATGTTTGGTAACGGTACCGTAAGTACTTATACTGGAAATAATGCTTATATTATGAAAACTGAACAGTTTAATCCTACTACTTTAACAGGAGAAGACATTCCAGACGCGGCTTCCGCAATTGGTAGTGCAGCTACTGTTAGCGGTTGGAATCAGGCATATATTGCTCCAAATGGTAGCAAATATCTAAAGATCAATCCTAAGTTCTATGACGCCATGGGTAAAGAAATTACTTCAGCTGCCGAATGGGGTGCTATAGTTACTGCTGGTGGATCTATGTTCTGTTCTTTCGACCTAGAGGTTTCCGGTGCTGTAATTGATATTTCTGCTGCAAGTTTCCCAGGTACTTACTATGTAACTGGTGATACTTTTGCTAGAGCTGAAGCTTCTGGTAAGGATGAATTTTTCCAGTTTATTATTCCAAAGGCTAAAGTACAGTCTGAAAACACAATTACACTAGAAGCTGAAGGCGATCCTTCTGTATTCAATATGAATCTGAAGGTACTACGGCCCGCTGATGGTGTTATGATGAAGTTAGTTAAGTACGATCTGGCTGGTACTGCTGGCGCCGCAACTGCTGCAGATACTAAGATTTATCATAATCACTACTTAGATACAAAAAATACATCTGACTTGGGTCAATAATTAACAATTAAACACTAAGAGGTGGGTGGCAGGTGCTACCCACCTTTTTTATTGGAGGGCATAAAATGGATAATGAATTTTCACTAAAAGAACTGTACGAAGTGCGGCTTAAGGCTACTTATCCTATAGAGATAGCGGGACATTCTTTTGAAGAAGATGAAACTATTTGCCTTTTTGATAAAATTCAAATTTTTGGTTTAACTGAACATAAAGATTTTATTACTGCAAGAGGCGGATACGAAAATCGGGACAGAGTTTTTTGGGAAACAAAAAATGGCGTAGAGTTGCGATTCTCACAAGGAATTTTTAATATAATTCAATTTGGATTGCTTTGCAATTCACAAACTATTTTATTAGCAGATGATGAAGATTTTATTAGAATTTCTCGAAGAGAAGTTGTAGAAAGTGATGAGGAAGGAAAGGTAAAATTTTCAAAAGTTCCCTGTGGGCAATTTTTTGTTTATGATGTTTCTACTGGAAAGAAGATTTCTTATGAAGTAGAAGATGACCAGACTTTAATTATAGGAACCCCTTATCTCGAAGTTTTATTAGACTATTATTATGATTATTCAGAGAAAACACATATGGTTACTTTGGGTAATGGATTAATAAATGGGTTCCTTCGATTAGAAGGAAAAACGCGTGTAAAGGATGATATAACTGGTAAGACTAGGACTGGAATTATTGAGATTCCAAGATTAAAGTTAATGTCTGGCTTGTCTATGCGATTGGGGAAAAACGCTAATCCGGTAGTTGCAGATTTTAGAGGTTTGGCGCTACCTACAGGAGAAAAAGGATCAACGTCTATTTTGAATATATTCTTCCTTGATGACGACATAGATGAGGAATAAGTGAAGTCAGCATTACTTTGTTAATGCTGATTTTTTTATTTTTAAGGAGGAGAGAATGGCAGGAAATCATTTTTCAGTAACCTTTGATGCTCAAATGAATGTGAGTCAGATTAAGGGTGCTATTAATGACATGAAAAAGGGGCTTGAAGGATTAAAGCTACCTGATAATATGGAGAAAAAAATTGGTAATATTTTCTCTAATATGAGTGATGAGTTAAAAAGATTTGAGTCTCTCGCAGCGAGAGATTTAAAATCTCCTGCAGATTTTAATAAATTAAATCAAAGCGGAGAAAAAATTCTTCATTTATATCAGCGACTGAGAACAGAAATATCAAGTCTTAGTGATATGCCGCAAAAAAGTCTTGAAAAACTTTTTCCATCTTCAATAACAAATAATATTGATAAGGCAACTGCGGCACTAAAAAAATATAAAGAAGCACAAGCACAAATAACTAATGAGTTATCTAATAGACAATCAACTTTAGAAAAAAAACAAAAAGAATTATCTACAGCTGAATCAAAGCATAAAGAATACATGGATAAAACTACCTATAAGCAAGAAACAGGTAGACTAGAAGATTTACTAAAACAACGACAACTTTTAGATTCAGAATTAAATAGAAGAGCCGAAGGTGGAAGACAAAGAAAAAGTGCATCTGATTATACTGGTTATGATATGAAAAAATTAAAATCAGAATATAGCGCTGTTACACAAGAGGTTGATAAATTACAACAAAAGTTATCTAAAGTTACAACTAATGCTATCACTGCAACAAATAGTGAATCTAATATTACTAGGCTTAAAACCGAAATAAAAGAATTACAAGATGCAATAAATAGCCTTGAAGGGGAAGGGCGACTTAATCTAGATAATTTATTTTCTGCTTTAGAAGGTATAGATGGAATAGATTTAAGTAATGTTGAAAGAAATGCGAATGGTGCACAAGAGGCAATTAATAAATTAAATGCAAAGGGCGCGCAAGAACTTCTCAATAATTTAAATAAAATTGGATCTACTGTAGATAATCAAAAAGGAGCTTTTGACGGATTAGAAAATAGTATGCATCAAGTGGGAGCAGAAGTTGAGGCTGCGGATGCAAAATTTAGAGATGTCAGTGCTATAAAATCTCGTATTGCAGCATTTTTATCTGTAGAAAGCGCTGTAAGATTATTTAGACGTGCAATTACAAGTTCTTTTGAAACAATTAAAGAATTGGATGCCACAATGACAGAAACAGCAGTAGTTACTGATTTTAGTGTTTCTGATATGTGGAAACAGTTACCCAGATATACTAAAATGGCTAATGAACTGGGTGTTACAACTAATGAAGCGTATAAGGCTGCCACTTTGTATTATCAACAAGGTTTGTCTACCAATCAAGCCATGGCTGTTTCTAATGAAACATTAAAAATGGCTCGTATTGCTGGCATTGATGCCGCCGATGCTACTGACTATATGACCGCTGCGCTTCGTGGTTTTAATATGGAAATTAACGAAGTTTCTGCTCAAAGAGTAAATGATGTTTATTCAAAATTAGCTGCAGAAACTGCATCTGATACAGAAGAACTTTCCATTGCTATGAGTAAAACAGCCTCCATTGCTGCCAATGCTAATATGGAATTTGAGAATACTGCGGCATTTCTAGCTCAGATTATTGAAACAACTAGAGAGGCTCCAGAAACCGCTGGTACAGCAATGAAAACTATTATTGCTCGTTTTTCTGAGGTTAAAAGTTTATTTTCTCAGGGGCAATTATTAGGAACTGATGAAGAAGGCGAAGAAATCAATATTAATAAAATTGATACAGCATTACAGAATGTAGGAATTTCTTTAAAAGATTTTTTGAATGGTAGTATTGGTTTAGATGATGTTTTATTACAATTAGCTAGTAAATGGGACACTCTTGATTTGGCTACTCAAAGATATATTGCTACAACTGCTGCGGGATCTAGACAACAATCTCGTTTCTTGGCTATGATGAGTAATTATAGTCGTACAGTAGAATTAGTCGATAAAGCTTATTCCGCTGAAGGCGCAGGTCAAGAACAGTTTGAAAAAACTCTAGATAGTATGGAAACAGCATTAGCTCGACTAAAAAATGCTTGGGATCAGTTCGCTATGGGTATCATGAATAGTAGTATAGCTAAAGGTGGTATTCATGCTTTAACAGGTTTTTTAGAAATTATTAATAAATTAACCAGCGGGTTAGGTGATTTAGGTAACACAGTAACTAAGCTAGGTCTTGGTATAGGAGCGTTTCAGTTAGGAAGAGGATTATTTGATATATTAACTTCTCAACGAAAAGGTGAAAAAATAAAATCAATATCTGGAAAACAACTAGTTAATTTTAAAAATATAGGGGTAAATTTTAAAAATGATCTTTTTGAAACAGTACAGGAGGGATTAAATAGTCCTTCCTCTAAAAAATTATCTCTTTCAAAAGCTCTTTCAGGATTTTTTAAAGGATCTACCATTAATGCCGAACAAATAAAAGCTGCTATAAATAGAGATCGTCCAGATGTTGCACAATTTTCAAATAGATATGCAGAAGTTGCGCTAGAAACTTTTCGTGAACGAGGAAGAGAAGGATTAGCTGAGTTAGAACAAGAATGGGGAGTAAGTTTTAATTCTCTGGAAGAAACTGCAGCAAAGGCTCAACTACTTGGCGTCGCCGCGACTTTTGCTGGCGGGGCAATGTTAAAATTAGGCAATGCCCTGGAGTCAGCTGGACACACTAAGGCTGCGGAAGTGTTTGATACCTTGGGAACCGCGGTTATGACGGCAGGAGTGGCACTTAGTTCATTAAGTGTAATTATTCCTGCTATAGGTAATCTTTTTCCCGCATTAGGCGCAAAAATCGCTGCAGCAGGTTTACTTGGTTTATCTGGGTGGCTTTGGATTGCTGGAATTGCAGCAGCAGTAGGAGCTATTGGTTTTCTTACTTATAAATTAGTAAAAGGAATTAAAGCTAATTCCTTGGAAGGTCAAATAGAATCTACAGAAAAAGCTGTTCAACGCTCAAGAGAGGAAGCGGATAAGGCACAGTCTGCTTATGATGAACTTTTAAATACTAAGGCGTCTTATAATGATTTACAAGAAGGGTTAGCAAATTTAACTACTGGTACACAAGAATGGAGTAAAGCTTTAGTTGAAGCAAATCAACAAGTATTAGATTTAGTAAATAAATATCCCAAACTTTCTCGATATTTAGAGATGGGGGATAAAGGTCAACTTTCTATTAGTGACAAAGGTTGGAATTATGTAGAAGATTTAGCCGAAAGAGGAGTAAAAAATAGTCAAGCAGCATTAATTAATAATCAATTAAGGTTAGAAAAATTAAAAGGACGGCGTGCGAATAATGATTTATTTAATGCTGTAGAAAATGAAACAAATCAACGTCTTGCTTCATATATTTCTAAACGAAGGAATGACTCAATCGAAGAGCTGGTTTCTGGAGAGAATTTTGCAAAAACCTTCAAGAGCAAAGATAATGCCAATCTTCGAAGACTGGCACAAAGGATGGATATATCTGTTGAGCAAGCATATAATTTAAGAGATTCTTTTGCGGAATATAATGCCGCAATGGTTGAGCGAGATGCTACCACAAAAAATTTGGCTAAATCATTATTAACTGCTTCTTCTTCTAAAGAGGTCTTAGATTACAAGTTTAGTGATCAATTGTTTTCTGGTATTTCAGAAAATATGATTTCTGATAGTTATGATAAAGTTTTAACTTCTGCTGCATCGGAAATTTCTGATGTTAGTAGTGAACGTTTTAAAACTCTGGCTGAAGATTATGGCGTTTCAACTGAAATGGTTGGTAATGCACAAAAAGATTTAGAAACTCTTTATGCTGCTATGAAAAATATTGATGTTAAATCAGTTTCTGAAGCACAATTAAGTACAAAAGAGTTATCTAATGAAATTGCCGCGATGTCTCAAAGTGATGTAATTTCAGAAAATCTCGATGTTTTAACTAAAAAATTAAGAGGACTAGATGAAAATACTGAGAGACAACTTGCTGGATTATTTTCAGGTGATTTTTTAGATTTAACTGGTGAAGAAGTCGCAAACTTAGATGTTACTGGATTAACTTCTACTTTAAAAAATGCTTTAGGTGACCAAGCTGACAGTATTATGCAGTCTTTAGGGTATGAAAGTTTTGACTCTTTTGCTCAAGGAGTTGCTGATAATAAAACTGCATTACAAGAGGCTTATGCAAAAAATATTTCTGATACATTAAAGAAAATTAATAAATACTCAGATAATTTGGTTTCTAAACTTGGAGAAGATGGTACAAAAACTTTATTAGAAGATTTTACCATAACTCAAGAAAAATTTAGAGATATGGGACTTGAATTTCAGTCTATGGCAAATGGTATTTTTAATTCTCTTGAAGGAACAGAAAATATTGATATGATTTCTGCAGGATGGCAGAGTTTTATTAAAGCTATAGATGAAGGCGCGACTGCAAGTCAAATTTCTGAAATGTCTAATTGGATCCAAAGTATTGATTGGTCCAATCCCATTGAAGGAGCTTATGCTTTAGGAGAAGCAGCAAATTCTAGTAGTCAACAAATTAAAAATATTGCAAACTCTATGAAAGAGGTTCAAGGAGATACCTATGATGCCGCCAGTCAAATGGATTATTTTCTAAAATCTGGAGATTTTGAATCTATGAAAGAAGATTTGAAAGATATCTTAAATGCTGGCGAAGAAATTACTGGAGCAGATATTAGAGGTCTTACTAAGAATTATAAGAATTTAGATAAGATGCTTAAAAATACTGGTATGTCTGCTTCTGCATTAGGAAAAACATTAACCATGATAAATGATGGTTCTTTAAAAGAGAACCAATTAACAAATGCTGTTCTTGCTGCAATTGGAGCATACAATGAATCGGAAGATGTCACTGCTTCAATTATGGAAAGCATTTCTAATTTTGATCCTGGATATAATGAAGGTGAAATAGCTGGTTTTATTAAATCTTCTAATGAAGCAATTTCAGAGTTAATGAATACTGGATTATCTGGTAGTCAACAAATAGGTAATTATCTTGATTATTGGTTTGGTGCAGACTGGGATGCTGGTATTAAAAATGCTGATGAATATACCTCAAAAATTCAACAATTAAATGGAGTTTTAAGCCAAAATACTGAGAATATGGCCGCCATGTGGCAACAATTTGCACAAGGCAAAGATGCTTTTGGAAATATGATAGATCCTAATATTCTTAATAATTTAGGATTTTCAGTTGCTAATGGAAGGCTTAATTTAGATGCAGGTACCTCTCTTGATGATGTTATTAAGGGATTACAGCGAGCAGGATATACAAAAAATATGGCAGAAGCCATGCTTAGTGATGCAACAGCTAGATCTCCTGAACTTATGCTTGATTTACGCGCAAGAGAACTTCCAAATGCAATCGAAAGAGCGAGGGAAAATCTTCCTAGTTTTGGTAAAGATCTTTTTATTATGGATGAAAGTGAAATTGATGCTATTGCAAAGTTTTATGGAGAATCATCAGATAAAATTAAGGCGATGCTCCAAGAAAATGGAAAAACAATTTCATTTGTTGATTTATATGATGAATCAGGTAATTTAAAAGATGTAGAAAGCGTTTGGGATCAATTAGGGTCAGCTTTTGGGTATAAAGATGAGTCAGTAAGAGTTTTTGATAATGATACCAAAACTTGGAAAAAAGAAGGCAAAACCGCAGGTGAAAATTTTAGAGATGGTTTTAATGATAAAGGGGTTTTGGATTTAGCTGGTTTTGAAAAAATGGCTAAAAAATTAAGAATCCCAGAAGAAGGTCAGAAAGCTTTAAAACAAGATTTAGTTCAATCTTTCGCGGACGGCGCGCAAGAAGGAGTAACTCAATCTCTTACTTATCTTTCCGAAGTCACTGGTAGAGAAGAAACTATTCCAATACAATTTGATTTAGAAGGTGATCCTGTTGAACAGGCTGAGGCTGCAATTAAAGCTAGAGAGTTAGAACTTGAAGCAAAAGTTAATGCAGATGCAATAATGTCAGCTTTAGAAGGAATAGAAATTCATATTGGAATTGATGAAAACGGTTTAGTAGGAACAATAACTCGAACGATTGAAAGTGCTAGTGGACAACCAACTCTTGAGCAACCTAATAGTGGACCTATTACATCAGCAATAGCATCAGGAATTAGAAATGCACCAAAAACCGTAGCATTAAATGCCGTTATAAATGGACTGGGAAGTGTAGCGAGTCAAATTAGTGCAATAGTTAATAGAAGTTACACTGTTTATATTGGTACGGCATATACTGGGGCTTCTGGAGGACCAATAGCACCTTATAGACAAGCAGGTTATAATGGTCGTGGAGCAAAAGGCGTAAAAAATGCTTCTCATAGTTCCATCTTTTTAACTGGAGAAGAAGGACCGGAAATTCACCAGTTAGCAAAAGGGGGTTATTATATCACTGGTACTACAGGACCCTCTATAGATTATGTAAATAAAGGAGATACAATTTATACAGCAGAAGAAACTGAGAAAATTTTGTCTGGTAATAGACGATCCATAACTCGTAAAAGATTTTCATCAGGTGCAGATGGATCTTCTAGTTCTGCTATTTATCCGACAAATTCTACCTCTTCTAATAGTTCTTCATCAGGTTCTGCTTCTAATAAAAACAAAAATGCAACTGAATCAAAAACTACAGCAAAAAACACTCAAAAAGCCGCAGAAGATGCCGAAAAATGGGAAAACTCTTTTGACCACCTTTATAATCTAACCCAAGACATCAATGCAGAACTTCGAACTCGTGAAAAAATTGAAAAGCAATATAATCGTTATCAGAAAGAAAGAATTCCTATTGGAAAAACATTAGCTCAAATCTCTAAATCTGAACTTTATTCTCTTGAGCAACAAAGAAAACTTCAAGAACAAATGCTTGAAGCTCGTAAACATGACGTAATAGCTACAGAAGAGAAGTATAAAGATTATAATCAATACGCTCATTATAATTGGGAAGACCAAACTATTGAAATAGATTGGGCTAAAATTAATGGAGTTACTGATAAAGATCAAGGTGAAAAGATTGAAGAGTATATTAATAAATTAGAAGAAATTCAAGATCAAATTCAAGATACTGAAGACGCAATTGATAAAATTTATGACGATATACAAGAGATTAGAGAGCGGGGAGAAAAAGCAAATAGAGAATTACAAGATGATGTATTAAAAGCACTAATTGACCAAGAACAAAAACAAATTGATTTACAAGAAAAAACAAATCAAGCTATCTCAGATGCTGCAAATGATTTACATGAAGCAATTAGCAAGAATATAGACAAAATGCGCCAAGACCGTGATAATGAGCGTAAAAAGGAAGACTTAGCAGAAAAAGAAAGACGTCTTTCTTATTTGAAGATGGATACAACTGGTGGTAATGCTCTTGCTATTAAACGACTAGAGAAAGAAATAAGAGACGAAAGAGAAGATTTTAATGATGCTTTAGTAGACCAAGCATTGAGTAATATGCAAGAACAAAATGAAGAGGCTGCAGACCAAAGAGAAAGACAAGTTGAATTGCTACAAGGTATATTAGATTTTCAAACAAAAATTGGATATTTTGCTAAACGAGCTGAAGAAATCGTTGATGCTGGTACTAAAGATGGTATTATGACTAAGGATAGTGAATTGTATCAACTTCTTATTGAGAACAACGATGATTATTGGGAAAAATCCGTTGCCTCGAGAAATGAATATCTTAGTGAGATAGCCACACTTATTGCTGAAAAATATGAAAAAGATGAACTTATAAATTCTGAAAGAAATCTAAACAATGGTGGTTACATGACACAAATGATGAAGGCCACCAGCGCGGAGCAGTTTAGACAAGCTGAAGAAGCAAGAAATGCCTATGTTAATGAGCATCCTGAAGAAGGTTGGGCAACCACTGGTTTTTCTTCTGCGTATGCACTAGGTCAAAGAAACTCTATTGGCTATAGTGCAGAAGATATTTATGGCAAAAAAGATGAAAAGGGATTTTTAATTGCAGGTACAGGTATAGATTGGCAAGCAGAAATTAATAAAGCTATTAAAGATCAAGACTGGGAAAGAGCTGCAATGATGGAAGGTTATCGAGACCTCAAAATCTCTAAATTAAAAGCAAATGATCCAGCAAGAGCTAATGCAAAGATGACTTATGGTTCTCAGGCTGCAGCAGCATATGCAAATGCAACAGGAAGTAGAACTTCTAGTGGTGAGTTTGGTACAGCAAAAGACCAAGGTGCATCTCACGGTACAAGTATACTTGAAGAAAAAGCTAAAAAATTATATGAAGCAAATATTGCTAATTTACCTGAACCAACAACTGCTGGTGGATATATGGAATTAATACAACAAGCAATGGATAGAGGGCGTTTTGATGAGGCTTTTGCTTATGCTAAAAAGAGAGACGCTAAAATTGGTGCAACTGGTAAGGCTTATAATGAACAAGATTCATTTGCATATGTTTACAGAAAATTTGTGGGCTTTGGAGATAATTGGCAAACTGCTTGGGATGAGTATCAAAAAGGTTATAATAAAGGTTATGAAGATAACAAAGATTATAAAGCATTAGCAACAGAAGCTATGAATAATAGCAAATGGAAACAAGCCTTCTACTATGCAGGTCAAAGAGATAATAAACTTGCTACTGATCCAAGTGTCGCCCAGTACAGATCGGATAGAACGGATGATACTTGGGAATACGTATTCAGAAAATGGAACGGAAAATTTAAAACTGGTGGCTTAGTCGAAGGAACAGGTCTTGCTTGGCTTGATGGTACGCCTTCTCGTCCAGAATATGTACTGAATGCCGGACAAACTCAAGCCTTCCTGCGGTTGAGTGATATGATTAGCAACTTAGGCTCTACATCTACTCAACAAACAGTTGGTGATACTTATATTAATGTAGATATTAATGTTGATCAAATTGCTAATGATTATGATGTAGAAGCTGCCGCTGAAAAAGTTAAACAAATTATTTATCAAGATAGTATGTACAGAAATGTAAATAGAGTTAATCTTTTAAGATAAAAAGATTATATGGTAAAAAAGATAAGGGTACTTATAGATAGATAAATAAGTCTATCTATAAGCCCTTATTAAGGAGGTAAGATGAAATGAGTGCGCAAAAAGGAGATTTTATAGGGTTTACATTTGATGGTATTCATTCTTCAGAGTTAGGAATTATTATGACGAGTGAAGGAAGCAGATTTTCAGAAAATTTATTCCCTACAATTCAAGATAAAACTACTCAGATTCCTGGCGCAGATGGTACTTTTTTCTTTGGAAGTTATTATACTCAAAAGCAATTTGCTATTCCTATTGCTTATGATGATATGAGTGAACAACAAATTAGAAGATTAAGAAGTTTATTTGGAGATAAAAAAATTCATGATTTAATTTTTGATGAATCTCCATATAAAGTGTATAAAGTAAAGACTATTGGTTCGCCAAATTTAAAATATATTTGTTTTAGTGAGCCGCCGGAAGCAACATCTCGTGCATTAACGAATAAAACTGAGTTATATGGTGTTTCTAATCCTGATATATCAGGTCGTATATATAAAGGAGAAGGAAGTCTTTCTTTTATTTCTTATGTTCCTTTCTCAAATAGTAGATATAAATTTTTAGATGAATATACAACTAGTACAGTCCCTATTTGGGATGCTTCTTACAATAATAAAGATGAATGGAAAGATACTAGTAGAATGGTAAATAGTACTACTTCCGTATCCAGCGGCGGGTCTACTTATATTATAGATAATTATGATTTTAAGTATACTCAGGGTGGTACTACACAATATCTTTCACCAGGTAATATTTTAGTATACAATGCAGGAGATATTGATACTCATTTCAAAATTTTTCTTTATTTTGAGTCAGGTCAATTTCCTGGATGTGTTTTGGGAACAAATAATAGTGATTATTTTGGTAAGATGACTGTGAAAGATTTTACTTTAGCTTCTGGAGATAATGGAATTTGTATTAATACAAAACTAAATTTAATTGAAGGAGTTAAATATACTTTTGGAAGTAATGATAGCGTTACTTCTATTGAACAAACTGGAACAATTTATAATAAATATATTACAGATGGTGATTTCTTTAAAATAAAACCAATGGAAGAACCAGCTTTAATGCCTATGGTTATTACTGATTTTTCCACAGCAAAGACGGAAAAATGGATTGGTAGTATTGATTACAAGTATTATTATATTTAAGGAGGAGTAATGGAGTTTAACAAACCTTACAAGATAACCTTATGGGAAGATGAAACTTCTTATTTGGTTCAGCGCGGAAATGAGAAAATTGTTGTAACAGAACTACAATCTTCTGATACAATTATTAATACTTGGAATAGTGAAAATTGTATTGCAATTATTGGTTCTGATACTATGGATACACCAATTCGCGCCTTCGATCCTGAATTAAAAATGGAAATTAATGGGAAAAAGACATTGACTTTTTCTATTGTTTTTAGATATTGGGATTATGAAGAAGAAAAGTTTAAGTTGAATCCTTTTGTTAATTTGTTAGTAAACGAAAGAAGAGTTAAACTTTTTTATGAAAACGAATGGCATGAATTTGTTATTAAGCAAAAAGAAGAAAATAGTGAAAAATATATTTTTAGTTATACTTGTGAAGATATTTATTTAACTGAATTAGGAAGAAACGGTTATGAAGTTGAACTGAATAATGAATTAGAAAATAATGTGGGAACCGCGGTTCAGCTTGGAGAGAAAATTTTAACAGAGAGTGATTGGGAAGTTGCTCCTATTGGTGAAGGTGAAAATGACAGTGATGCTATTATTCAAACCACCAAAGAAGGACTATATTTATTTAAAATTGCTAATTCAATAACCGCTACGTGTTTACAAGATTTTGAATATGATGGAGTTGTTGTTGAGGAAGGCACCACAAAAACTATCCCAGCTAATTCTACTATTTATATTTTCTATTCAACTTTTGTTAATAAAGAAAATCCTATTCAGTTTCTTTTTGTAGAAGATAATTACTACGCTTTGGACGATCATGGTTTTATAATGAATAGTCCAAATTGGTCTTATGAAGCAAGTAGCTTACCTAATTTCTATGGGGTCAGCGCGGAGCAACTAGAAAATCCAGATGTTTTGCAGTTGAATATGTCCTCATATTTTGGTAAGAAAGTTTTTAATATACAGGAAACCATTTATCTGACGGAAATAGATAAATATTGTACTTCATATATGAAAAATAATACGAAGTATTATTGCTATAAAGAAACTCAATATGCTTCTATAGCTGAAATTCAAAATATACTGGTAAATACGGAAGCATTTTTAGATACAAATGGTTGGGGAAGTTATAGTAGCACAATTAATGCTTATTTACCTACCGCCGGCGGGTTAAATGGTCAAATGGTTCTTCAAATGAATTTAACCCCTGGATGGGTCGCTTATGAATCTTTTTCTGATGCTGAAGCCGCGCACGCCGAAGGTAAAAGAGTTTATTATAAAGATGGAGAAAAATATATATTAGTTAGACCGACCGAAACTCTTATTTCTAGTAATACTTATTATAAAAATGAAACTTGTTATAATACAGGATTCTTTCATAATAGAGAACTGTTAAGAGAAATGGTGGCTAGTGATGAAGATACTTTCGTTTTGATGTTACAAATGGATAGTGCAGATGATCCCACTCTTTCCGCTGTTCGCGCAGAAGTATATGCAGAAGAAGTAACCGAGGATGGTATGGGAAATGATTTATTAATTCAATTTGATGGACCTGGCACAATAAATCAAGACGGTTATTTAACATTATTTGGCAAAGTGAAAAGAAGTATTTCTTATACTACTTTATTAGATACTTATACTAATGTTACTTTTTACTTATATGGTAATGGAACATATAGTGTAGCTAAGGCTTTATGTTTTAAGAAGCTATTGGATGCAGATGGGAATCTTATTATTCCAGATTTACAGACAACTGCAGATACTATTATTAGAGAAAAATATTATTTCTTTACAGCAGACCAAATAGATAATACAATTAATTCTACTGATGATTTAGTATACACAGCAATTCAATATAATGACAATGGTTTTGAACCTTATTATCCTTCCTCAATGGAAAAAATTACTATGATTGAGGGAGAAAAAAGTAATTACTTTAATTTAATTCAAACTATTTGTGAGAAATTCGAATGTTGGGCAAAATTTATTATTGGTCATGATAAACAAGGTGCGATTTTAAATTATTATGAATTAACCCAAGATACAGAAAGAAAACAGGGAAAAACTTATTATACCCCATCTAGTGATAATCAATTACGAGATGAGGATTATTATAATCACGAGAAATGGGTAATTAGTTCTGCTGATTCTGTGAGTGGTTTATATGAAAGAAAAGCTTCAAAAAAAGTGGCTTTTAAGGAATATATTGGAAAAGATAATCTTGTTGGTTTTAGATATGGAATTAATTTAAAATCTATTGTGAGAAACGTTGTTTCTGATGATATTACAACAAAATTAATTGTTGAGCAAAATTCTAATGAATTTGCTAAGGATGGTTCTTGCACTATTCAGAAGGCGGCGCTGAATCCATCTGGCGAAAATATGATATTTAATTTTCAGTATTTTATTAATCATGGTTTGATTGATGAAGTAGAATTAAACAAAGATTTGTATGGATCAGTTGATAAAACTGGAATTGCTTTATTACCTAACTTACATGATATTAATAAAAAATTAGCAAAGATTGTATCAGAAGAAGCAGAAATAAAGTTTTCAATAGACGATGTTAATAATAGTTTGTTAATTTTAAAAAACCAAGATTCTGAAGCACAAGAAGCATTATCAAAATTAGTTCAAGATATAGAAGCAACTGGATATTCAGATTATACTCCTGCTATATTGGAAAAATTTGAATATTTAAGAGATTTGGTAACTAAACAACAATATAATAATGCTGTTATAGATACTTATGATGATATTTTAGCTAACTTAGAGGATTTATATGTAGCATATCAATCAAGATTAGAATATTTAATTGAACAAGAAAAAAATTATAATGAACAAAAGCGTATTTTAACAAAGGAATTTTATAAAAAATATGCAAAATATATTAGAGAAGGTACTTGGATTTCCGAAGATTATTATGATGAAGACATCTACTATCTTGATGCTCAAATGGTTTTATATGCTTCTGCTTTTCCTCAAATTAAATATACAATTAATGTAATTGAAGTTAGTGAAATTGAAGAATATGAACCTTATGTATTTAGTATTGGGGATAAGACTTATATGGAAGATACAGAGTTCTTCGGCTGGGATTCTAAAGCACGTCCATATAAGGAAGAAATTATTATTTCAGAAGTCACATATAATTTAGATGACCCCTCTAAAAATACTATTAGAGTACAAAATTACAAAACACAATTTGAAGATTTATTCCAGCGGATTGCTGCGGAAACACAATCTTTACAATATTCTACTGGCGAGTACAAGCGCGCCGCCAATGCGATTACTCAAGATTATATTCTTGATGGAGTGTTGATGCAGAATAGTTTAAAGAATAATAATTTAGTTATTCAAAATGCTTTAAACCAGGCAGTGGTTTGGGATGATACTGGAATTAGTATTAGTAATTCAAGAAATCCAAATGAGATTGTGCGGTTGACCAGTAATGGTATTGTATTAACAAGAGATGGTGGTCAGACTTGGGAAACTGGTATTACGGCAAGTGGAATTAATGCTGATGTAATTACTGCTGGGCGGCTGGATACAAATTCAATTAGGATTTTTAATGGAGAAAGACAAACTTTCCAATGGAATAGTACAGGAATTAATGCGTATGCACAGAACCCCTCAACACAACAAGTTGATTATAATACTTTTGTACGGTTTGACCAGTATGGGTTATATGGATTAACAGCTGATGCTGATTGGGATCCTGATACCCCTAGTGGAAGTCCTTCTTTATCCGGTTTAGCTAAAGTTAAGAGAGATGCTTATTTTTCTTTAACTTGGGATGGATTGAAGATTAAGTTACCTAATAGTGGGGCGACTAATGAAGTTATCAATGTAAATGATAAATTTATTGTATATGGTGATGGATCAATTAAGGCTACTAACGGTGAGTTTACGGGAACTGTTTATGCTACTGATGGTACATTTTCTGGTACTCTTTCCGCCGCGAAAGTTAGTGGTGCATTAACATCAAATGGTGATGGATGGCTTGAAGGTATTGGTATTCGTACAGGATCCGACGGAAATGACCCACCATATTATAATTTTTATGTTGGTTCTGATGGTGAAGTTAAAGCAGGTGGAGATGCTGTAAATGGACCTAATTTCCATGTTGATACGAATGGGAATGTTACTATTAAAGGAAATGTTACATTGGATAGTAATAGTGTTATTCAGTGGAGTAATTTAAGTGCGCAGGCACAAGGTTATGTTACAAGTGCTCAAGCTGATGCTACCCAGGCGCTAAGTGATGCTGGAGATGCTTTATCCGCTGCAGAAGGAGCAGAAATTGTTTCATCTACAATTATATGGCAGTATAAAAGCTCAAAATCTACTCCTGCTGCACCAACTTCTGAGGTAACATATACGGGAAGTAATGCTAATAGTTGGACACTGAATAAACCTGGTTATAATAGTAGCTATATATATTATTATTATTGTTATCAACAAGAAATGGGAGATGGTAGTTTTACTTTTACTGATGTTATGTACGATGCAGGCACTAGTGGGGTCTACGCAGTAGCTAGTGGTAATTTTAGCGAAGTAGGAAATACTTTTATTAAAAATGATGAAATTTACTCTCCTACTATAAAAAGTGGTACTATTGAAGGTGGCATTGTAGCTGGTAGTGAATTTACTAATCTTGATAAGGCTGCATATTTAGTAATAGGACCAAAGGAAGTAACAGATACTGGGACAGTTAAAACTTATGGCGATTTATACCTATATGGACGAAATCCTTCTACTCAAAGAAAGTGGGAGACGTTTTGTGTAAAGGATAATGTTGGTGGTGCATCCATCTTTCTCTATGGTGCAGAAATATTAGCAGGATGGAACTCGGGAACAAGTTCAAATCCAATTCCAAATGTTACTCCAAATGGTAATTGGGATTTTCAATTTGCAACTGTTACAAATTTACCAGCAAAATTCGGATGATGAGGAGGTGAGTAGATGGCTACACTAACATTAACTAGTGGCACTGACCAATTTAAATGGAGTATTAGCAGTTTAGGAAATGCTTTTAATACAACTTATTATAAAAGGGCTGGTGTTACTACAAGTAATTTTACTGATGGTGCTAGTTCTATTAGTGGTATTGTTTCATCTAAAACTGCCCCATCATCTGGTACATCAAAAAGTACTGGTACAACTACAGTTACTTATAGTCCTGGTACATATACTCTTTATGGGTTTGCTCAAGCGAAAAATGGTAATTATTATAAATCAGGTTCAGGTACTGTCACTGTAAAAAGAAAATTAGCAAGTTTTTCATTAAGTTCAACAGCTACTTCAATAACAGTAACAGTAACTGTCAGTTCTGATTACGGATATTACAGAATTTTTTGTAGAGAAACTGATGATACTTCTGGTGGATCATATTATCCTTCAACAACTTATCAAAGTAAAACAAGTACTTGGACCTATACAATATCTGGATTAACACCAAACACATCTTACACAGTAAATGTTCAATGTGCGACAAGCTCTTCTGGGGCTAACGCAACATATGTTGGTGCAAAAACTATATCTACAAGTGGTCCAACTACAAGTTTCACACTTTCTACCTCTGGTAATGCAATAGATGTATCCGTAGTTAGAGATTCAAGTTATAGATATAATCAATTATCTTGGAAAAAATCATCTGCTTCTTCATATCCAACTGCAAACTACTATCCTTCTTCAACTACCTATCAGAGCAAAACTGCTAATTGGACTTATAATATATCAGATTTAGATTGGAATACTACTTATAATGTAAGACTTTATGTGGCAACAAGCAGTAGTGGAACAGGCAGTGTATTAGTTGGAACAAAAAGTATTACCACACCTTCTCCTCCTTCAAGAACTATTTCTGCCTCTGCTGTTGCAGAAAAATCTACTCAATTAAGCGTAACTGTAGGCGCGAATAGTACATATACTACATATCGAATTGGATATTCAACAGGTAGTTCATATACTTATACGGCTTCTAGTAGTAGCTCATCTTCTGTTACACGAACTATAACTGGTTTAGCACCTAACACAACTTACAATCTTGTGCTTGAAGTAGATGTTAATGGAAGCTGGTATCAAACTGCTTCAACTACAGCCAGAACTGCCATGGTAATTGAAAATGTAAGTGTAACTGGCACTTCTATTACTAGTGTAATAAATGGATTTTCAGCTTACTCGTATACTAGAACTATATATATACAAGCTTACTTAGCAGGAACTAGTACTAAAATTGCAGAAAATTCAGTAACAATGGCTGCAAATGCTACTACTAGTGGTAATATCACTGTTACAGGACTTACTCCAGGAACATCATATGATATTAAAGGTTATATTTATTTAAATGGTGGTAGTGGCTCTTATGCTACAAATCCAGAAGGATATAATATATCGACAACAGCAAGTGCAACAACTCGCTTTAGTGTTACTGCTCCTTCTTCAGGATACCAAAATGATACTTACGGGACAACACTTACTGTTAGTATTACTACTGTAGATAGTACTTATCGTTATAATCAAGTTTGGTATAGAATTGATGGTTCAGGTTCAAGTTATTCTAAGACAACTCTTACTACTAGTACATCAATAACTCTTTCCAGCTTAACCCCAGGAGAAATTTATGAAATTAATGTATATAGCTCAGAGGCCTCTGCGGCTTATGGTCTTCCTGTTTATCCATCTCCTGATAATGCAAAAACACAGGTTACTAATGGTCGAGCTACTTTAGCGAGTAGCGGAGAGAGAGAAACCTCTATTACCGCTAATGTAAAATTACAATCTTCTTCTCTTTCGAGAAAAGTAACAATAGATGCTTACAAAAATGGAACTAAATATCAATCTTGTTCTCATCCTGTTACTATTAATAGTGGAGATACAGCAAGTAATGTAAAAGTTGATGGTCTAGAGCCTAATACTACTTATGATATTTATTGCTATGTGGAATATCCAGTCGGTAGTGGCACATATAAAAGACTTGGTGGGTTTTCTGCGACAACTCAATCATTACAAGGAACTCTTTCTGTAGCTAGTAATACAGAAACTGGTGTAAACTGGAGTGTTACAGGTTTATCTACTAATTCTGGTTATCAAAGAATTATATATTTTGATTTAGCAACATCTTCAGGTGGAAGTAATGTATACGGTAATTCCGCCACCATCACAGCAAGTACTAGTTCTACTAGTAATACCTGCTGGAAAATTCCTCCTTCTACTGGTTCATCTGCGACTACTTTATATTATAATTGTTATGTTCGTTTTGATAATCAAGTTAATACTGATGGAAAAAGTGTACAATTTTTACTTAAAAGTGGTACTTATACAGTACCCTATGTTCAGGGTTCAATTTCGGGTACTGCTGTGGCAGAAACTAGTATAACTTGCCAATTAACTGGTCTTTCTAGTTATCCAGTTGCAAGAACTATTAGTATAGATGCCATACCTACCTCTGGTTCAACTGTAAATTACTCGGGGACTGTCTCCGCAAGCACCACTAGTAAAACTGGAATTCAAATTACTGGATTAAAAAAAGGAACAGATTATACGGTATATGCCTATATAAAATTTGGAACAACCTACGGTCCAGCCGGTGATAGTTATTACTCTTTAGGTTCATACACAGTTAGAACAAGTGGGGCTAATATTGATCCTTGGACTTGGACTGCACCAAATACATACAATGCAATAACTCGAACGGATACTATTGCTACTCAAGCGCAAATGACCAGTGCAGATACCGCATTAACCAATAAACAGGCAACAACGAATTTTAGTTTCAGGGTTTGGAACGATTTAGTATATAAAGTTTATGAGGCTTGCACCGTCGCAGGTCGAGGATGGGATACTACCTATTTAACTTTAAGTCAGACACTAATGAGCACAAGCGATTCAACAGATAGAATACTTACAGCAGATCGATATAATGCTGTAAGAAATCAATGGTCTAGTGGTATTGCAAAAGTTAATAAAAATGATACAATTTACGCTCAAGCTCATTTCTATGACTTAACTACCTCGTTAAATACTTGGATAAATAGTTTATAATATAAAAAAAGAACGACTAATAAGTCGTTCTTTTACTTTATTCAGAAAAGAAAGGAAACAATGCTGACCACTGTATCGGTGTTAATTCAAAATTATTAAACATCTCAATTTCCTCTTTTGTAAAAACAAAATTTTCTGATTCCCATTCTACAGATTGAAGTTCTTTTATTTTTTCTTGGCATTCTTCTGAAGTTTCTGGTTTAAGAGAAATACCATTTTCAGTTGTTTTTATATTTCCTTCATCATCTTTCTCTGCGTATTCTGAAACTAATGCCTCTAATTTTCCTCTATAAAATTCTGCTGCAGATTGTGCTTCTACATTTATCTTATGAAGTTTAAAGGCTAATTTAAAAGGCATCTTTAAAGAAAATAATTCAGAATACATATTCGTAAAGTTTAATGCTTCTTGAATTGTCATTTATACCTCTATCTATTCCCAGCTTACTATTTCAGGTTTTTTATTAAAATTGTCTACTGCATATTTTCCAATACCAATCGCATCGGCGCAATCATTAGATACGCTAACATCATACCATTTCTTAATCAGTATTTGCATTGACTTCTTTTTGTCTGCTCTTGTTCTACCGATTACACCACAATGTTTTCGCCACGCCGCAGTATGACATATTTCATATTGAATACCTTCTTCGTAAAGGCAATTTAATAAAATACCTTGAAGGCGCGCGAGCGTTTCAAAAGTTGTTACTCCAACTTGTTTTTGATATTGTATACCTTCTAACGCCACTAAGTCTGGTTGCCAATTATTTATCATACTAATAAGCCAGTTTTTTATTGTATTATCTCTTGCTATTTCATTATCTAATTGAGTTTCAAAAGTTCCATAACGCAATAATTCTCCATTAGAAAAAAGACTCCAGCCACTAATTCTAGTGGCTTGGTCTAAAGCTAAAACTCTATATTCATCTTTTTTCTTTGGAACTAAAATTTCTTTTTGATCTTTAAATTCATTTCTTTGACAAACTGGACACTCTCGTCTAGTTCTTAATTTTTTCCAAGAAGAATAAACACGATGTCCTTCACTGCATTCAAAAACCATTTCTGTATCAAGGTTTTTATATTCCGTAGAAATAAGTGTCCATCCATCTTTGTTTAATTCTTCTTGTATATCTTCTATTTTAATTTTACTCATTTATAAAATACCAGTGCTTCCAAAACCACCGCCGCGGTCTTCTCCAATTTCACCTACTTTTTCTACTCTAAAGAAGTCAATTTTAGGAACTTCAGAAAGAACTAATTGACAGAACTTTTCACCTTTGTTAATTGAATAGGATTGACCATATTCAAGGCTCTTGATGCGTAGTTCCTCAGTTCTTCCACCGTTTGGATTATTAATTGGTTCATATTGAATATCCTTAATTGGAGGTTCTACATTTTCTACAATTACTCCAATTTCATCCCTATAACCTGCATCAATTGTTCCTGGTGTATTAGCAACACGTAATTTTGTTTTTAGACAGCGGCCGCTCTTTGGACGAACCTGAATTTCATATCCTGGTGGGATGGCTACTTTAATACCTGTTGGAATTAGTTTTGTTTCTCCAGGTTTAATGATATAATCATCTAAAGCATAAACATCTAATCCACTATCTGACACATGAGCATACTGTGGAATTCTTGCATTTTCGTGACATAATTCTATTGGAATTCGAATAATTCTTTTTGAAATACCCTCTGTTTCATTAATGGCATTAGACATAGAATTAATAATTTGAATAAAGAAGTCTTTTTTAATATTTGATAATTCTTCTAAGTTGTTAATGGCTTCTATGGCTTCATTGAAAGCTTCATTTATATCTTCGGAAGTATATCCATCTTTATTTATACTCTGAACTAATGCCACTCTTGCATTAGCATTATTAATTGACATTGCAAAACTTTCTAATAACCCTGGCGCGATTAATTCAAATTGATCGTCTGGTAACTCAAAAATAGCATTTAACATTTCTGCAGTGTCTTCATTAGTAGCAAGAGCTTCTAATGTGGATGCAATTTCTTCTACTGTTTCTTTCGTAATTTTTTCATCATTCTTCATCCCAAACCCCTCCAAATTGCTGCACGAGTTTTACAATATATGCTTCATCGATAATTTCACCTTTTGCTTTTTTAGTTTTATAAGTGTATCCTGCCGCAGTTAAAATAAAACTATCATTTTCTGCTTTATTTTTATAGTCTTCAATAAGTTTTTTTGCTTCAGGTTCACTGTCTGCCCTAAATTCCAAGGTTTGTTTTAAGATTCGTGTCATTTTTCTCCTCCATTAAAATATGCTGTAACTATTTCTTTAAATAATGGTAACTCTAATAATTCAACACAAAATTCTCTCCATTCAGGAAGTCTGTGATTATATCTTTGTATATATATATTTAACAAACATCTATAATTAGTTGTTAATCTCGCTGTTAATTGAAACCCCGCAGGAGTATTGTATAATATTTCTAAATACAATTTATCCAACATTTTTTTTCTTTCTTCCATAACTTTTTGAGAGTCTTTTTTAAGAGAAGAAAGCCGATTATATTCATTTACTTTTTCTTGTACTATATCAATAATTCTTGAATCAACATATTCATTACACTGTTCTTTTAAATCAAACTTAGTAATTCTATGCATTGTACTTTGACTTGTGACAAATTCTAAAAAACGGTACCTCTCTGCCTCAACCCAAGCTTTATTTGAGAAAGTAACATCAAAATTAACTCTTACTCCTGTAAGCCATTGAGCATGAGACCCATTTCCATAAGAAGCTTTTACTAAGTTTAATCCTCTTTTTACATCCTTATCATTACTTAATCTTTGTTCAGTTTCGGTTCTCATAGCATATCCACTTGCTATTAAACTTTCTTCTAAATCATAAACTTTCACATTACTCAAAATCATTTAGAATTTTCTCCTTCACATAATCTCCATATTGGTTAATATAAAAAATTTCTTTTATTCCTAAATCTCTAATTAATTTACTACAGGCCGCGCAAGGACGACTACATCCTTTTTGTCCATTTTTTAATTCTCTATAAACATAAATAGAAACTCTGCTCCAGTCTATTTCTTTGCCAATTAATGGAGATAATGCATCTACTTCTGCGTGTTGTCTTGCTATAGAATGTTCATAATCTGTCATATCTCTATAGAAGTTATATTTGTGCTGCAGTGGGCGAGTTTTATTTGAGTTAAAACCAGTTGATAAAATATGATTTTTTTCTACTACAACCGCGCCCACTTTAGTTCTATGATAGTCACCTAAATAGCTTATTTCTTTTGCTATATTAAAAAACCTTTTCTCTTTTTTAGTCATTTTCTTCCTTTCTACCATATCATTTTCTATATATAGTATACTACAAAAGAAAAAAATATTCAAGTTTTAATCGGGAATTTTATGATATAAACCACAATGACACCATTCATCTGAGCCTTCTAAAAAATTTAAACAGATACATTTTGTTCTTTCATTTTTTTGCAGTTGACAACAACAATATCCATCGTTTTCTTTTATTGCTTCTAAAATTTCTTTTTGTTTTTCTTTATCTGGTGTAATTGAGATTTTCATTAGTTAGTCTCCTTGCGTATTGATTACTACTAGACAATTCAACTCCTAAAATTTCATCATAATGAGGAGAATCATTGGGAATATATCTACCATATTTAACAATGATATTAGGAAAGTTAAATAAATTTTTATATAACGTAGATAAACCATCCTCAGTAGTATTTTCTAATTCTTCTTTAGTATATCCTGTGTAAATAACTATATCATCATTACATTTATACACTCTACGTAACGTATCTATAAAAGTAATTAACTCAAATTTTGAATCAAAAGGTTCTAATCCGCCGCAAACTACTGCATTAGTTAACGGATTATTAATATATCGTTTACATATTTTTTCTACATCCATATCTAAAATAGGAGTACTCACTAACGAAGAGTTTTGACAAATCTTTTCTCCAGCTTCATTGTCACATTTAAATGAGCAATATGGAAAAATTAAAAACATTGAGATTTTTTTGTAATTACAAATATCTTCATCAATTATTCCACGTATTTTCATTTTTATTCCTTCTTTCTTTTCCCTTTTTTAATCCTTTTTCAAACCCCTCAATATATCTTTTAGTCATTTCAGCTTTTATATTATCATAAATACTAGGAAAACAGTTAGCCATAAGGAATTCAAAAGAAATTTCTTCAGAAAGGTTAATACCATCTTTTTCAAGTCGGTCTACTATATTTTTTAATCTACCTAATTGTACAGTGTCTAATTTCATAGCTTATTAACATCCTCCCATTCTCTCATTTTATATTCTGCATTACGAGGTTTACTCCAGGTTTTAATTGGTGTATAAAAGCCAACAATTCTACTGTACTCTGTACTTACTGGTTTTCCACAAATAGGACAAACTTTGCCATAAAAAGCATGATTATTTTCACAGGCTTGAATTTTTGTATTAAAAGCAAAATAAGTAAGTCCCTGGTCTGCAATATATTCTGTTAATTTCCAAGCTTGCTCAAAATTCTTAAAAGGAGTTTCAATATTAAAATGCGCAATTGATCCACCATTACAATAGGAATCAAATAAACTTGCAATACGAACTCTTTCTTTAAAAGTTGTCTTAATACCAAGAGGGATAAATTGATTTCCATAAAGTGGAAGATCATCCACAGCGGTATCAGGATATAGAAGTTTATCAGCTTGCATCATTTTGCTTGCTGCTTGCTCTCCAGGAATTTGTTCAAGATTAATTTTATAATCTTTATCAAGAGCAAACTGGTCTTTCGTACGATGAATTACTTCAAAAATCTTTTTTCCAAAACGGTCAGCGTCTTCGGTATAATAAACATTACCAAAATCATCTTCTTTGGTGTATCCAAAGGCTTTCATTGTTTCATAAATTCCAATGATACCAACTGTATTATATAAATGCTCAAAATCAACTAATCCTTTTGAAAAATTTGGAAGTAGCCCTTTTTCAACATTTCTTTCAATGATATGTCTAATTACATCAAGAGCTTTACAATCTAATTCAACTATATCTCTTAATGCTACTAAATATTCTTGTTCAGTTTTATGTTCAAGTGCAATTCTGGCAAGATTTACAGTAGAAACTTTTACAGAGCCCACTTTCAGCGCGGTGCCACCAATACTATTAAAATAGCCTAAATCATCAATATTACTTTTTAATCTACAACAATTACTTAAACTGGTTACACTATCATCAATAAAAAGGTTTGAATCATTCCATTTCATATTATGTTTAATACACCACTTTGCAAAATCTTCATCTTCAAATTTATGGTCTTTTCGTAGAAGACTCATTGATAATACAGGAAAAGTAAACATATTATGAGAACGAATTTCACTTACAACTTCCATAAAAAGTTTTTGAAATTCTTTTATTTCACTAATAGAATCAATCATAAAGCTACCATCTGGGAACTCCGCGCCTCCAAAGAGTGCCTCCAAATATGGTTCATCAAATACTGAAACATTCGTAAAGGCACTTTGCATTCCATCACGCACATATGGTTGGTTAACTGCATAAATAAACCTCTGAATCTGCTGCCGAGCATAGTATTCATTATCCTTGGTAGCATAGCCATTCTTACAATCTTCTCTCCAAAAATAATACATATATGGAATTAGATTGGGTAAACCCACTGCCCCAGAGGATCGGTTTGAAGTAAAACTAATATACTCTTTTACAAAATCTATAAAAGTAGACAAATGTTTTGGAGGTTCAGCATTAAAGTTTTGTAAAAAGAATAATCCTTTTTCTGCTAAATCTTTTAAATCATAAGCAAAACAATAATGTAAAAATGTGGATGTATCTGCATCATGCATATATAATGCTTTTGACCACTCGGCGCGCAGCCATTCATTTGCTGTTTTAAATCCATATTTTTTATTAATTTCATAATAAATTTTATTGTAAGCAAGAAGTTTACGATGAGATTTAGGCATTTCATTCATTAGTGTTCTCATGTCTTTTGTGCCTACATTTGCGTTCCCATCTACACTTGCATCTGCTACTGTTTCCGCATCAATAAAATTTGCAATAAAATCTGTATATGAAAGTTGTTCATCTGCGAAACCATTTAAATGAGAAAATTCTTCTCCATATGTTTCAAGCATTTTATTATATTGAGTAGTAAAATTTTTATTTAATTTAATATTTATTGTTGCCATTTTATTCCCCCTGTTTGTTAATCCATTCTATAGCCTTACTAAAATTTAACAATGGCTCTTCATCAATCTTCATCATTGGCACAGCAGTTATTCCAAGACGTTCCATTTCTTCAATGTCATTAATTAAATTATACTCTGTAATTCCCATACCTTCTAATTTTTTTAAAAGAATACGACATCTTGGACAACCTGTTGAATAAATTGTAATCAAATCTATCACTCCTCCTGTTTATAGCAAAATTCGCAAAAACCATTTACAAAATGATGCTCACATTGTTTCTGTAATTCACTATTTTCTTTTAAAAGATCTGCTATAGTGTTGTTTAAAACAAATTGTCCTGGAGACATCATATCTTCAATTAATTTATTATTAAAATTAATTTTCTCATGAATTTCTAGGTTTGTCATTATATCAATTTTCCTCCTACTAATTCCACTTTATTTCTTTCGTAGAATTCTTTAAATAAATTAGGATAATTTTCTGCTACATAAAAGAAAAGAGTTTTTGCTTTTTCTTTTTTTATTACATTTTGAAATCCCGTAGTGGTTTCGGTTTTTAATAATCTACAATATCTATATAAGGCATCTGTTATATCATAATTTTGATAAAAATTATTATATGCAGAAAACAACCGAATCAAATCTACGGTTTCTTGCGTAAGTAGAAAATTATCACTAACGTCAAGTAAAATTTTTATATGATTGTTACAACAAAAGATGACCTGCCTAAAAATTTGTAATAATTCCTCTTCTAAAAAATGGTTAGCCGTGGACGAGGACGGGTAAGGGGAATAAATTATATGTAGTCCACGAATTTCTTTTGAGTAATTTGCCAAAGCGAAAAAATCTTCATCATTTAAAATCGTTGTTATTCTAAAATTTCCATATGATGATAATTGAATTTTTCGCCAATCTTCAAATTGTTTTAAATTTTTACAGCGAATAGGATATTTTGTTGCTAATCTAGTATTTTTATTTTCATATTTAAGATTATAAAGTCCTTCTTCTATTACCACCCGCGCGCCTTCAACATTACTTAAATCATAATCATGTAAAAATAAAACATTTCTACTCCCCAATCTTTTTGTTTGGTCAATAAAGTATGGAGAAATATGTTTTTCATCAAGAGAAAGTCGTAGGTGTGCAGCATTTTTTAAAGTTATAAAAGCTAAAGTATTATTTTTTAATTCATCTTCAAATAAATGTTTATACGGCAAATAAATACTAAAGTCCGCATCACAAGCCTCTATATCTTGTGCAAGAGGATGATATTTATTATAAGAAAAAGCTAAACCACCATATTGAATATTATGATATTCACTTATTTCTTTTGGAAAAGTTCCATCATAATAATCTTTTCGTAGAAAAAATTGAGAATAACGGTCAGGTGAAATAGAGGGAGATAATACCACTATCTCCCTTTTTCTTTTATAATAAGTTGCTAATTTCATTAGTTCCAAGTTTGGAATTGTTTGATGATATTTAAAAAAATCTTCGTCATAAAGTCCGATTGACATTATTCTTCACCTGTTCTTGCATATGTTTTAATATCCCCTTCTTCTGTTACCTCAGTTATTTTTTCCACCAAATGCCAAGGTGTCCGAGAATATTTTTTTGCCTGAAAATCATTTTCTCTTCTAATACCAGTAATAATAAGTTTATTTCCTCTTTGAAACATACTCTTTTCAATTACGTGTTTTTTACCATCGGCTCCGCGCTCACTAATTTGTCTATCATAATAAGTGAATACAGCTCCATAAATTTTAACCGTTACAACACCTGTTTTTGTTAATAATGTGATACTTTTTCTTGATTTATCTTTATCTAATACTGTACCGATAATACGATGAATCTTAAATAAAGGAATTCTTTTTCCTTTTATATTAATAAAACGATCAACATCAGGCTCTTCACTAAGACTAAAAAAGTCTGAAAAACCATATTTCTCTTCATTCACTACCGCTAATTCATGTTCATGAGAATAATATGAAACTGAATCCATTTCCCATTTACTTAAATTACCTAAACAATATTTATCCCAGGTATCTTTCATTAAACGGCTATTAACAGCTTCCAATAATTCAGCATTATGTTCTTTTACATAAGGACGTATAATATCCATCTGCTTTTTATAAATATTATCCCAGAACGTTTGTTTAATTTTGAATCCACTTTCTGTTTCCGCTGAAGATTCTAAATCATCTAAATCAAAAAATTTCTCATAAAAAGATAATCCAACATTATCTATTCCATAATAAGTATTATCTAATTTTTGTTTTTTAACATATTTGTTAAAATTATAAACACGTTTTTGTAAGTCATACTCATAAGGAATTAATCCAAAATCAATTAACATCTTCATATTTTGAAGAGTTATTCTTTTCTTTTGGTCACTAATTGATGCAACGTATTTTTTCATTATCTCTTCTCTATCACCGAGAAAATCAAACGCCCCACTTTTAATTAAGTTTATAACTTGAGGCTTTGTAATTTTTACCTTATTGGTTAAATCTTCTACTGAATTATACGGCCGCGCGCTCAGAATATTTTTTACAACTTCATCTCCAACTTTACTAATACCACTTAATCCATAACGAATTGTATTGTGTTCAAGGTCTGGAGAAAAAGTGTAAGTTGATTTATTAATGTCCGGCGGAGCAATTTGAATTCCCGCCATTCTCATTTTTCCAATCGCAGTGGCAATCTTTCCATAATTCGTAGTTTTTTGTTTTTTCTTTTTTACAGTTTTACTTTCTTCTTCTTCATCATCTTCGCTTTCTTCATATTCAGCTCCAAAATCAACCATTTCGTCATAACACGTTGAATCTTCAATGTATTCTTCTTCCACTACTGAATCTTCTTCTATCCCACCGCTGTCACTAATTAAACAAGCGCAATTCCAAAAAATTAATGGATAACGATAAGCCAAATTCATTTCCTGAAGAGCGATCAATGAATAAGCAAGAGTATGAGATTTATTAAATCCATATCCTCTACTATATGCTACCAAAACTTGCCAAACATATCTACATAAATTTTTACTTAACCCTTTCTCTCTCATATTTGCATAATATTCTTCAGTTAATTTATCATATTCTGCAGGATTCTTTTTTGCGATAGATTTACGCAATCTATCTGCCCATGTTAAATCAAACCCTCCACATTCTGGTATCTGAACAAGTGTCATAAAACCTTCTTGACTTTCACAAATACCATATGATAAATCTAATTCTTTATGCAGAATACTTTTTTCTTCCTCAGTTAATCCCCATTTTTCCATTTCCTCATTCCATAACTCAGGATTATTTTTAAATCTGGCAAATTTACTCAGCGGCTGCTCTGCCCCTCTTTCTTGCGCCATTAATCGAATTACAGAATTTAAAGTTGCCAAGTCATCTACAGAAGATGGTTTTGCTAATGCTATCCCCTGAACTCCACTTTGCTGCTCCATTTGAAATAATGAAAAAATTTCATGATTCCAAACCATTTTCCACATATTCGGGTCATCACGCTCAAGATTATAAATACCTACTACTGATTCATATGTTTCTCTCAAAGTGGATTTGCGTTCTACTAATCCGTTATCACATAACAAATCAAGACAAGTATGAATTTTATCCATAGCTTCAACTGATAATGCGTCATACTTAATTAAACTTACCGCTTCATCATCATGAAGATCAAAGGCTGTAATAATAGTTCCATCTGGCGACCGCATTAATCCAGTGGAATTTGTAAAAGGTTCATCAACGAAAATAACTCCACCTGCGTGCGCGCCCAGTCTATTAACTAATCCTTCAATTTTTCGAGCTACTGTCCAAAGTTCAGGATAATTTTCTGTCATTTCAATTACAAATTGCTTAATTGGAGTGAACCCACTTTCTTTATCACCGTACATACATTGATCCAATGTACGCACTAATCCTCTATCTGATGGAATTAAAGAAGAAATGTATGAAGCAATATCAACATCAATTCCTAATCCTCTCGCAGCAGTTAATATTGCTGACTTTGATTTTTCAGTTCCAAAGGTTGCAACATTTGATACTCTATCATTACCATATACTTCTCTAAATTTATTTAAAACAGTTGCTCTGCGCCCGCCTTCAATATCAAAATCTACATCTAATACAGATACACGATTTGGATTGAGGAAACGCCATGAAAAAGTTTTTGTTTTTTCTTTTAAAGGATTAATTTGAGTAATATCTAAAACGTATAACAAAATAAAACCTACTCCAGAGCCTCTACCTGGTCCTACAATACTACCAGCATCCCAACACACGTCAATAATATGTTGAAGATTTAAAATATAAGAAGACCAGCTTGCATTATTTACTTTTGAAGAAATTTTAATCATTTCAAGATTAGAATTAATTTCATTATACGCTTCTTCATTCTGTAAATCCGAATGTTTTTTAATTCCATCAATAATTTTATAAACCAAATAATAGTCACCTTTATCTTCTGATTTTATAAAATCATTAAACATTGGAATTTTTTGACACCATTCATTTAGCTCTTTTTCTGTAATTTCATTATCTATTTTATTCCAAGTTAAAGTCGGGATTTTTAATGATTTATTTAAATCGTAATCTTCACAACTATCAAAAATCCCTTGGATTGTTTTATATGCTTTTTCTAATTCTTCTTTTGACAAATAAGAAAAATATTTTTCTAATTCTTCTGTATTCATCATATAAGTTGAAGCATAAAAATCATCTACTTCTCTTTCTCCGTTTTGAGAATTGAGAAAAGCTTTATGAACAAATCTATCATCTTTTTCTAAATAATGACTATCAGTCGTGATAATATATGGAATATCATACTCTTTTGAATGTTCAATTAACCATTTATTTACAAAGATTTGTTCTTCATTAAAACTTGGTTGCATCTCAAAAAAGAAGTTCCCGTGACCAAAAACTTCATCCATTTGAGTAATCCAAATTTTTATTTTTTCATATAACTCATTATCTTTTGTATCTCTCCAACGTAATAATTGTGTTGGGAGTGCGCCGCCTAAACAAGCAGTTGATCCAATTACATGACCTGGGTTTGCTCCAATTATATCAATCAAATCTTGATAATAAGTTGGAACTCTTCTCATACCACGAGCCATATAACTTCTCATCCAGGCGCGAGTAGATATTTCTCTAATTTGCTGATGACCAATCGCATCTTTAGCCAACAAAATAAAATGAAAGTATCTATCTACTCCTGATACAAAATTATTATTATTAAGACCATTTCGAGTTAAATAAATCTCATTACCTAAAACAACCTTAAAATTTGGGTGTTCTTTTTTAATTTTTTTATAATAATTTAATACTTTAATTGAATTACTAATACATTCATGATCAGTAATTGCTACACCAGAATGTCCAAGTTTAATAGCATAATCAATTAATTCATTTTCTTTTATAATACAGTCTCGTAAACGAATATTACTAAATTGTGTATGGCTCCCTAATTATGAAGACTTCCGGGATATTCTTTAATCATAGTCTTCATTATTATCATCACCACCTTTCTTAAACTCTTTATCATTATCTTATATAATAATTATACTATAAATATAAGAAAAAATCAAGTTTAAAATCCAAATTTATTATCTTCTATTTGATATGCATCAATAAAAATTTGCGGAGTTTCTACTCCCATCCAACTATTTATATTGGTTCTCCCTACTAAGTTCATCTTTATTTCATCATACTGTCCCAGTTCTTCAATTAAATCCTTCGCATGAAATTTCATATATGCAATACCAAATTTAGTAATCTTTAATGTGTCAGAATTTTTACCCATAATCTGGTAGTCATTTCTTGTGATGTTTAAATCATGAATAAAGATTATTGGTTCTGGAGTATCTTGTCCCCAGCATTCTTCATATTTTCCTAAATCAAAAACTATATCCTGAATATCCTTATCTGCCGCGGAACGAACAAAATTTACTTCGTAAACCCCTTCTCCAAAATCAATATCAGCTAGCTTATTATTAGCCCACTCATGAAAATTAAATAAATCTTTATCTGGGATAGAGCATCCAAAGGCATTATCATGCCCAGCAGTATATTCAAACATTTTACTTTCGTCTAAGAAATTTTTAAAAGAATCTAAAGCACTCTGATTCAAACCTCTCGCACTTCCTCTAACATACCCTTCATCATTTAACCTGGCTACAATAGTAGGCTTTTTAAATTTTGCTGCCAGCCGCATGGCACATAATCCATTCAACTCTGCAGGAAAATCATCTTCATCTTCTAACCGAATAAAAAGAATTTTATTTTCTAATAAATCATATTTAAATACTTTGGATTCTAATTTTACCATTGCATTATCCAATAATCTATTTTGTTTTGCTCTTGCATTGGTACACTCTCTTACACTTTCAATCGCAGCATATTCCAATGTTCCTTTTGCACCACGTTTATTGGATGGAATTTTTTTCGTACCATCAACAAAAGCCATATATAATCTTTCTTTTTCTTCCATAGTTCCAACTCTAATCATCGCATTAATCAAGGGAACAACATAGAAAGCCACTGTAATTGGATTAACCTTTCCTCCTGTCGAATAACTTTGTTTATCTAAAACTGATTTAAAGAAGAAGTTTTTAATATTAGCTAATCCAGTTTTTGAAATATATCTATTTTCAATTTGAACCATTGAACCCATATCGCCAATGATACCTAATGCAGCTAAATCAATAAAATTATCTGCGAAATCTACTTCATATAAAGAATCTAAAACTCTGCAAAATTGATAAACCACTCCCGCGCCCGTTAAATCTTTATTTGGGTATCGTGAAGATAGTTGGTTATTTATAATTATTGCATTATCACTTAATGGAGTGTCTGTAATATGATGATCAAGAACTAAACAAGGTAGATTAATTTCTTTTAACTGATCATGATATACCCCATCATTACTACTTGAGTCTGGGAGAATAATAAGACTATAGTTTTCTTGGTTATCTAAAATTTTATCAATATGGTCTTGAAGTCCATGCTGTTTATTCTCATGTAAAATATAATTAACTTCAATGGAGTCATCTATACAATGAATATACTGGTGCATAATCGCTGCAGAAGTGAAGCCATCACAATCACTATCTACCACAATTAAAATTTTTCCTTTATTTTTTATTGTGTTCATTAGTAATTCCGCGCCCCGTGTTATATTATCAAATAATAGAGGGTCATTAAGACATTTTTTTGAAGGGGTTAGAAATTCATCTAAATCCATTACTCCTCTCGCTTTTAACAGCTCGCTTCCATAATTCTTTTGAAAGTTTTCATTTACTAATTTAATCTGCATTAATTATTACTCTCCTTTTCAACAATTTTTCAAAAGTTTCTTCCCCTTTATCAACTGGGCTATCTTTCATATCTAATAAATTATCTACGTCATATATAAAAGAAAAATTACCATATAAAGAATACTTTTTACATATTTTATATAACTTTGTAAAATACTTATCTTCTCCAGGTTTTTCTTCCTTATCAAAACAAATTATAAAATTTCTAGGATTACATTCTTTAATTAATAAATTAATTTGAAACTTATTCAGCGCGCTGCCGCACACAGCTACTGAACAATTTAACTGATTAAAATCTTCAAATTTTAATACGCTTTTTTCACTTTCAAAAATAAAAACATTTCCAGTTTTTTTAATATTTTCTTTTGTTTTATTTAAACCATAAAGATTTAAACCTAATTTATGAGTATACCATTTTTTTTCTACTTGTACTGGCATATACTTACCTAAATTTTCTATTTCCCATTCATTTAAAGCTCTTCCTCTAATTCCAACTAAATTATTATCTGCATCGTAATGAGGAATTATTATTTTATTTTGAGAAAGAGAAAAACGTATATTATATTTATCCATTGTTTCTTTTGAGATACCTTCTTCAATCCATTGCTCTGGATAAATCTTAAAAAAGACGTTAAGTACACCTTCATTGAATTTTGGCAAATTAATTTCTCGATTTTTCTTTTTGTAGTTATCTCTTAATTGATGATAAGATGTACTACTTTCTAATTTTCTAAAATTAGAACAATCTAAAATTGGTAGATATACATCCTTATACCAATCATATTCCTGTCCTCGCGCATCATATATATGCTCCAACAATTTAAAAATAGACTGTCCGCCGCATTCGGTGTAACAAAAAAATAAATGAGTATCTTTATAATAATATAATTTTAAAGAAGATTCTGATGGATTGCTATTATGACAAATAGTAGGAAAAATAATTGCATTTTCAGTATCTTTATAATCTACTACTCCAAAATGCTTCATGAGTTGAATTACATCTTCATCTCTTAAATTGTCTATAATACCTTTATAATCAATCATTTATTCACTCAATTCTTTCTAATTCTATTTGAAGATTATGATATTCTTCTAATAATTCTCCATCCCATTCCATCTGATATTTAAAAGAAGTACCAATTTCAATAGGATCAAGTCGAGAATCTGTTACAAATAAATCTACTTTTCTTAAATTTCCAAGATTTACATTACTCCAAATTCGTAATTGATTCCATTCGCCACTTCTTACTTTATAAACATCTGTAACCATATTAGGAATATCTGTAACTTGGTTTACATCTTGGAAAAAATTAATTTCTTCTTTTGTTGGTCTGGATATAATAACTCCAATATCTGCTTTATTTATAATCGCTCTACTTCCTGCTAATGCGGATTCATTTTTAATATTTGAGTTATCATCACCTTTTGCATTAAGCTGTGTAGACGACATAACAAAAACATTTAATTCAACCGCCAAATCTTTTAATGCAGTTGAAAATAAAAGTAAAACTTCATCATTTCTTAAATTGAATCCTTTAAATTCATTTAATAATGACGGTGAAATATGAATATAATCATAAAATACATATTCAATTTCATATAATAAAACATTTTCTCTAACAATATTTTTCATTAAAGCAATAGTTGGATTCGGCATTCTAACAATAAGAAAGTTATTTTGATATTTTTCTAAAACATATAATGCCTGTTTGATAATTTGTGTTTCTCTATTTGTAAAACCACCATAACGAAATTTTGTTTCATTAAAACCTGTTAAATAAGCTAAAATCATTTTTTGAATTTCATTAATATTTTGTTCAGTTGCAATAAACAAAACTTTTTTATTGCTTCCTTCTTGAACCCATTTATCTTTTTTCTCATCATATCGAAAAGGAAACGCTAAATAACACGCATCCCCCACCGCTTGACGAGTTTTAGAAACACCACTACCACCAGACCTAAGTACAAAAGCTCCTTTTCTTGCTCCCGCGCAGACCTCATTAAAATAATCGCCTTGAAGAGGAAAACCTATATCAGTTTTTTCTTCCGCTTTTTCAATTATTTCTTGAATATTATAAAAAGCATTTTTTATCTCTGTTGTATCATTCTTAATAAAATCTTTTTCAATTTCTAATAATTGTCTTTTTATTTTATCTAATATTTCAGAAATTTCTAATTCTTCAAAACCACTATTAACTTCGAGGGCGCGAGGGTCAGTTAAGTTTTCAATATAAAATTCACTTATATCAAAACCCTGCTTTTTCAAATTATTTAAGAGGTTAATTTTCTTTAACTTCTTGTAGTAATATGGAAAATTATTTTCATCAGACAGTTCTTCTGCGTCTTGTAAAAATTCTACTCCATTATTCTTTTCAAAAGTTTCTTTTGCTACATTATTTGTACTTAAATAATTTTCTATATCTATTGGTTGAATTTTTTTCGCACCATTAATATATAAATTACTAATCGCAGCGAAAATAAACTTATCACTTCTAATTGAAAAGTCTTCCAAAGAAAGAGAATATTTATCTGTCTCATTTAAAAATTGAGGATGCTTAATTAAACATCCCAAAACCTGCATAACCACAGTTCTATCTACAATCATTAAATATCCTCCAAATTCCATCGTGTCTTAATTTCTTTCTTTTCTTTTTTAGAAGAAATTTTTACTACCGGCCGCGCCTCTCTGGTATGAATCTGAGCAATAATCTTTTCTAAAGTACCTTCTTTTTTATTCTCTAAATCTACCCAATATGATGCTGCCTCTTTATATATATTACTAACAATACCTATTCCGCCTAATGCTTTTTCTGGATTCCCATGCAAAACATCATAATAATATCTCATAGAGAAATAAATTCCTTTTGGTGTCATTCCTTTATTGGGTGATGTAAAAAGTTTCCACTGCTTATTTAACTTTGAAAAATTAATTGTCATTTTTACATCTTTGTACAAATAATCTACTAAACTTTCATACCAAAAGTCTTCTTCTTTATTATTTGCTTTTACATTATTTTTATTACTTTTCCAATCTTCGTAACATTTTCGATGATAATAATATCTTGGCACCGGCATAATCCATTCTTGCTCATCTATTTTATCTGTATCAAACCGAACACCACAAACTCTACATTTTACCACATGACTCATTAACTCACCTACTTTCTCTATTTATATTATACCATTTTTTTCTAAAAAAAGCAAATTGGGAGAGTAGATAACTACTCTCCCAAGTAAAGATAAGGTAAAGTTATTTTTATAACATATCTTGCATTTCTAAGATAACCAGATTTAAAAGATCAGATTGATCTTCTGTGACTTCTGAAAGCTTAGTGGGTCTTCCAAAAATCATTTCAATTTTTTTCATAACCCTTGGCATATTACCATTAGGATCGTCTGTTCCAATTAATTTGGACCACAGTTCTCTCGCTTCTTCCATCAATTCATCATATGACTTTTTTTCTTCAATTTGTTTATCGACTGTATCTACTACAATCGCGCCGTGTTTTTCTTCTTCGTCCACAGCGTTTTTAACCGCCTCCGCAACCGCGTCATAAGTAAAATCAATTTTAGGAGCAAGATATTTGAACCGTGACCCAGCCTGGATTGTTGGCGTAGAACGAGTGATTAAATATCTATGACTCTGTTTTTTGTCATCCCATTCTTCATAGCCAATTCCAATAATATCCACAAGAGCATTAACAATAGGTAAACATCTTTTATCTAATTCTGGAGAAAGAAAAATCTGTTCTTTTCCCTCTTCTCCTGTAATTCTTTCTTTCATGTGGCAAGTCAGAATTAATCCATATCCCATCATGGTAATCTGACGAAGAGAATTTTTAAACTCTGTATCTCTTTCTGCATAACCACGGCCCCATTCAATATCTCCAATGGTTTGCACTCCCGCACGAGCACAAATAAACTGGGTGCATAAATCCCAAGCCCATCCTACAGTATCTACTGCAATATTATCAAATTTTTCCTTAACTTCTGGATCTGCTAACTGCCTTAAAGCTAATTTAAAATCAGACCATGTAGAAATATCCTGAATATACGCTCCTGGCTGAGCAGAATACCCTTTTTCTGTAGCAAGAATAAGAGTTTTTGGACTCGCCGCACAGAAAGTTGTCTTTCCGAATTTTGGGCGCGCAGCCAGAAGCAATGTGCGCCCACTCAGTGTCCGATTTAAAGTTTGAGGCTGGATATTTTTTAAGTCCATT